TCAATCGGCCACCAGGCCATTGAAAAAATCGTCAACATCAGTTGGCTTTTCAGCACGCGCCACGATCTTTTTGTCGGGATCGAATTTATCCAGCAAAGTTCGCAGGAAGATGACCACGTCAACACGCGCATTGTGGGTTTGCATCAATCCGATTTCTAACGCGGTTATTCCAGCAATCCCCTCCTCATACTTGCTAGAGAATTTCCGCAGACCCTTGCGTTGGGCATTTAGACGGCTCATGATTTGTTCGGCTATTGGTGCATTGCTCTCTAGCCAGGCATTCCAAACATCATAAGATTTACGGAGGCCCGCAAGGCTTTCATCATCAATCTCCTGCTGGTCTTCGAATGCCACTTTTAGTCGGGCGATTGTTTCAACGGCATTTGCAAGTTGCGCCGCGTGCTGCCGCATCAATGACATGGCGGGCTCACCACCAATCCTTACGAAATCCTCTCCCGCCACATATGAACCGAGATGCGTTGCATCGCCGACGGTCGCAGCAATAGCTTCTCTTTGTGCAAGGGTTGGTGTCATCATGATGCATTACCTTATTGGATAATCGAACGTCATTGCAACCGACTTCCAGTCATCACGTCGTCTGCAGCTTCCTGCGACCCTCTGATCCCGAAAACAAGAAAGCCGCCTCCCCGGCTAAGGAGAGGCGGCTGGAACGTCGGCAAGTCAGGCGCTCTCGGCAAATGTCGCTACTTTGGGATCGTGATATCCCCTTTTTCGTTGCGAATTTCAGCCATTAAACCACCTGACCACCATTGCTCGGCAGCGGCATCACTCCGGAAGAACTCCGCCGGGTCAAATAGAAAATCGTATCTTTTTTGGGAAAGTTCAGCATCTTTGTTGAACGCGTCAACCAACAAGCGATCGAGATCACTTGTGCGCTTCTGAATCGATGCTTCCACGATCGTGACAATGGAACGTAGCAGCTCGTCGATGAATTCGAGCGCCTGCTGCCGGAAGTTGGTGCCTATCCTGACACCGCTGTACATTGTGGGGCCACCTACGTTACTAACGACAACGCGCTCCTCTACCCAGACACTCTCAAAACCAGAGGATCGGTTGCTGTCCAAATGCGCTATGGCTTTGTTCCTTAGATCGCAAACGAAGTCGTGCTTCACCTGCAAATCAGCACCTAGGAAAGGCCTAACCTCGACTGCGGACTTGCCGTTCGACTGAGCATGGAATGTGCGGGCATAGGAAATAACCAAGTCAACCATCAAAGCGCGGCCATATTTCATCCGTGCTTCTTCGCTGTTTTGGGCTACCTCCACCAGAGTGTTCAGCGCCAGGAACATATCTGCGAGTTCATACTTCGCCGTCCATGCTCCTTGAAGCTGTTTAACTGCTCGACGCACCGGCTTATGCTCGCCTCTCGCCAGCAGATATTGAGACAGAGCGGTAATGTCAAAAGCCCATCTTGTAGTCACGGTTGCCTCATTGAGTGAAAGCAACCTTGAACATAGGAGTGAAACGTCAGTCAAGCAGTATGACCATCGGGCCCGGCGGAAGCTATGCGGCGTATGCCAGACGTGGGTTGTCGACGAAATAGTAACTGAGCCGCTTGACCTTGGCGACCGTCGTCGGATTTCCACCCACGGCCAAGCCTCTATCGGCGTTCGGATATAGCCGGATGCTCAGATTGGCGGTGTCGGAGCCGACCTGCCGGCGGTTATGAGCCAATAAGCTTGCTGCTGCGGATCGCCGATAAGTTAGAGCGCGTGCCGCCCGTTAGCCCGCAATTGCGGCAAGAGAAGCGCGTCGTTGCCCATGACCCCGACCTGTGCCCACACCTGTGACGGTGAAGACGCGGGTTAAGCCGCCGGTCCCAGCGTTAGCCTCAGTCGATAGCACAAGTGTTGAATTACCGGTGCCACCTTTCGAATCCGCATACCTGTTAGCGTGGTGGCGACCAGCAAACCGTCGCAGGATAGGCATTCTCACCACTTCTTGAAATCGTTGGTGAGAGCGTCGGGGTTCGAACCCGAGACCTACTGATTAAAAGTCAGGCTTTTATGTAATGTTTTTGAACTACTTAAAAACAAACCGGCTCTAAAAGTGTACACCAAATATCAATAGGTTGCAGGTCGTTTGCAAACTAGGGTTGGGCACAGACGAAATCAGTCTGGTGTCAGTTTGGGTCAACTAAGAGTAGCGTTAGTGACTCATTAGCAACAGCTTACTCTCCTTAAAAGTTACGATGTTGCTTCATACGCCTTTTGGGGTATTAATTGACTCGGGCTTGAACACCCTGACCATCACTAGGTTCGCGCAAGTGTGCGAGCCGAACAGACTGCGCAGCTTAGCGGCTGGCGCATCGCCTTGGCCATTTGCTTGGCCGGGAGCGACGCGTCGCGCGGCGTCACTGCCTCGCACGTGTTCTGGGAAACCGGAGCACGAATGTCCAAGGCTCCGGCCTAAAGGCTCGTCGGCTGGTCGTGATGGCTAGTGTTCAACTCCCGGCTACGGTGCCGAGCGCCGTGATGTGGCAGGGAACAGCATGATGCTGATGGAAGTGCAGGCGACAGGGGCGGTCGCCGATGAGGTGACTGGAAGAACAAAAATCTATGATGCGGATTGGACGTTCAGAATAGGAAAGGCAGTGCAGTTCGGCGGATCCATGGCGATCGTGTTGTCACGGACGCGGAGCGCAATGGGGAAAGAAATCTGCCAAATATGGGTTTCCGGTGAGGCTCATGGGCGCCCGCTCAGATGGGTGGACGCAAGAATGCTCAAATAAAAAGGGGCGGAACCAGATCCGCCCATTTCGTTTTTTAGGAGTTAAGGATGGCGTGTTGCGCCTCGCTCCTGTCTATGTAGACACCAGTATTGCCGGGCAGTCGGCGCACTACATCCGCGCAACGCTGGCGCTCTGCGAGGATGGCGCGGGCAAATGTTCTAGTGTACTCACCCTTCCATCCCCCAACTGGCATCGGACCAAGATCGCCTGCGACTTTGGAAATTACGCTCTCATAGTACTCCTCTGCCAAGTCAATGACATCCTCCGGTATCTCACCCATACCGCCGCAGCGCCTCCTCGCCACCCACTAGGCTGTCGATCATGTTCATCGCATCCCACTCCAACTCTTCGACCGATCGCGCCGCGATGACGTAGTCGGCCTCAATGCCTGCCTGCACGCTATCGCTCTCGACACCGGCGGGGCCACTGAAGTCCGGCCGCTCGAGCCGAAGCACGAAGCCGCCCTGCCGTTTGAACCACGGCGCCTCATACACAAGGCTCTCGACGACAATAGGCGCGCTTGGCGTTCGCCGCCTGATGCGAGCGATCTCCATGGCCAGTGTCCACTCCACACCCATGTCAACACCCATGAAGTGACCAAACTTCTCGAGGAAGAAGCGCGGCGCAACATTGCCAGGCAGGTAGTTGGACGGGGTGTCCTTCAGATCGCCAAACACCATGCGGTCGGCCACCTCTGGGCATCCCGTGATATACTCAAAGTAAGCCCTCGCGGCCTCCTTGCCGCCGTCGAAAGCGTGTGCCCTTTCGAAGCCGTACTTGGATTCGAGCAGCATCGCGACTGTGGACTTACCGACATTGCGTTTGCCGGTGATACCAATCAGAAGCGGCTTTTTCATACGCTCCCAAACAGGCGGCAGGTTGTCGTTGGCGGCTTCGCGATAGCCCACGGACTGCAGCACCCAGTCGGTATCGTCCACCTTCCCGATTGCAGCGCCGAGCGCGCGCAATTCGGCCGGTATATTGTCATTGGCGTGTGGCACTGCCGTGATGCAGCCTCGGTCGTCAGATGCGAGTTGTTGTGCAAGAGCGGTCATGACTTGGGATCCTCCTTGAATGCTGCGTCAACGACGGTGTTCATGATATCTTCTACGGCGTCGCCGGCCGTAAATGCCCAGCCAGCTATTCCATCGTCGAAGCGATCGGCCATAGCCTTTTGAACGGCCGCTGTCGGCTCGCGCATCTCTTCGATAGCGGCGCGGGCGAACTTTGTGAAAACGCCCTGCACTTCTGGCAACAGAACGTCGAAATCGCCGTGCGTATTGCCGATGCGATGAGATTCGGCAAAGATCGCCCTCGCCACCCGCTCAATCATCGTGCTCAAACCTTCTCCTCCTCTTTCTTCTTCACTCGCCGCTTCGGCTCGTCGACGGACGGCGCGAGCGGCTGGCCTGGCACGAGCAACGCCCGCAGGCTGCCAAGTCGATCGGCAACGAGCGGCCTGAACCTGGTGGCGCGGAAAGGCTGATCGACGTAGCCCCATGTCGGGCAGACGCCACGATCGATGCCATCAAGCCGCAGGCCGATGTATTCGCCATCGAGATAATGGACGAACGGGCCGACCCAGCGGATTTTGTAAATGGCACCCTCGGTAAGCTCCGAGGGCAGCGTGGTGTTCGCCGGCTGCTTGGCATCAATGCAGACGACGTCTTGGCCGACGTAGAATTGGTGGATGTAGGTCATGATACCGCGACCTCCGGCGTCATCTGACCAAGATAACTTACCGCGAGCGGGCAGGCATCCGAACGTTTGCCAATTGCCTTCTCGCGAGCGAATGCTATGCGGCTTTCCGTGACGGATGCATCCGGCCAGCCGATGGTGACGCGAGCGAACGTGTTGTTGCCGGCGACAAAGCTGAACATGTAGTAGTGGAGCATCACGCCATCCCCCTCGCCCGATTATCCATCAGCGCCTGAAACGTCGCCATGAATTCGATCTTTGCCTGCTCCGGCGACCAATAGCGCAGCTCGACGCCAAGCTCCTGGCCAGCATACCGCGCATGCCACTCCATCGGCACGAGGTTGGCCAACTCGTCGGCGATGATGCGGTTGTCCGCATCATGAACCACAGCCGGCATCTCGTGCGCCAGGCCGTAGCGATCGCAGATTGCCGCCATCACCTTCGCCTCGGCGGCCTTGTAGCCATCAAGGTACGGCTTGACAGGCCGCGGGACATCGACCAAGTAGCTTTCCGAAGCATCGTGCATCAGCGCCCATAGCGCCACGTCCACGCCTTCCCAGCGCAGCTTGCGGGCCATCAGCACGCAATGCTCGGCGACGCTGTAGAAGCGCAGGCAATGGCCAGCGTAGCGGCATTGCATGCTGAGCGCGTGGGCGATGTCCTCGATGAAGACTTCGTCGGCGCGAGGATCCATCGGCCAGAACTTGCGGCCGGTGGCTGTTTGCATGAAGTCGCCGGGGCGGGCGGCTTCAAGGAATGCTGGTTGCAGTTCCGGCGGGATGTCGAAGCCGCCACTGGTGGTTGCCGGCCGCCGTAGGCCGATATACTGGCCGCCGGTGAGTTCAACCGGCGCCACGGCTTCAGGCTTCGGCATAAAGTATTCCGGCCACCCGCGCGCACCGAACTGGCGCACATCGATGTTATCATTCGCCGGCGCGTATTTCGGCGGAGGCACCGGCTGGGCGCCCATACCGGGAACCATGACGGGCTCGTTATACTGTTTTTGCGGAATGGTCATAACGCTCATCGGCCGGCCCCCATCAGCTCATGGATCGTCGGACCCTTGATTTCTATCGTGGAGATCGGGCCGCCAGGCACGTCATCATCGAACACGCCGATGACGAGGCCGCCGGTGTACCAAGCGAGCGTGTCGAAGTTGCTGCGGCCGGCAAACAGCAGCGGGCCTTCCTCATGCTGGTGGTGGCCGTGCACGACATGCAGATCGCCGTAGCCATCCTCGGCGCCATCCGGATAGAGCATCCAAGTGTTCTTTTGCTCATCCTGCTGTTCGAGCGGAATGCCAGCCTGAACGCCGGCGTGCACGAAGAGCCGGTGCTTATCTGTGTGGATTACGGGAAGGCTGCGCATCCACTGGAGATGTTCGTCGGGAACCAGCGCAGCCGCATCCATAGCGTTGCCGCCGGCCTTGGCGCCGTAAGACATAAGCGTCGCGCCGCCGCCGTTGGGCAGCCACCAATGCAGCATTCCCAGGCATCCGGCCATCATTATCTCTTCGTGGTTGCCGCGCAGGCAAACCCATTTCCAGCCTGGTGTTTGCGGGCCGGCCATCAAAGTTTCGATAATCTGGCGAGACTGCGGGCCGCGGTCGACATAATCGCCGGTGAAGACGATGGTGCCGCCGCTGTGGCTTGACTGCTCGATGCGCTCAATGGCCGCGACAAGCAGATCGTGCCGGCCGTGCAGGTCGGCTATGATGTAGGTCTTGGTCATCAAAACGCCTTCCCGCCAGCCTTCAGCCGGTTCTCGATCTTGTGGTCTTCGCGGCTGGCGTTAAACGCCATCTTCTCGACGATCGCGCCGCCCAGGTCGTAGCCGAGGAAGGCAGCCAGATCGCCGATGCGGATCATGGCGTCGGCAAGCTCAACCTCCGCCATCGGCCGGTTCGGCAGCTTGTCGTCCATCAGGACTTTGCCGGGCTTGGACTTGCGTTCGCCCTCCATCGCCTCCGCGACTTCAGAAACGATAAGCATCAGCATTTCGCCAAGGTTGCGCTCCTTCTCGCGGCCGGTGGCGAGATCGGTATACCAGCCGGCCTTGCGGCTTGCCGCGTGGCAGTCGGCGGCGAACAGGTTGATGGCGGATGCGTGGGAATACGGTGCCGGCGCTGGTGTGTTGTCGTTGGCTGGTGGCGTGCTTGAGTTTTGGCAGTTGCATTCTCTTTGCAGGCCGCATGCGCAGCCGCCGCCATGGTCGTATTTTGCCATTTGTCTTCTCCTCTTGGTGGTGATTGCCGCCGATCGGTGGTCGGCGGCAGAGGTGGTTAGATGAAATGCCAGCGGCCACCATTGAAGGTGATATGGCCACCCTTCCTTAGCTTTTGCAGGATGCGATCAGCGCCGCGGAACGATTTGTCTGAGGGCATCCCACTCTTTTCAAGGGCCTTCTCCATGTCGATTGCGGTGAAACCGCCGCCCATGTCCACGACAATTGCGCACGCTGCGTCTATTAGATCCTGCGTTACCAAAAAACCTTCGACTTTCAAGCCGCCCTCCTCTGCTCTGCTGGCGCATTGTCGCGAGCGTAAAGCTCAGCCTGCGCGATCACGTCCAGTTCCTGCGCCTCGTCAGACTGCCGGCTTATCCAGGCTTCGAAGTCTTGAAAGGCGTGCTCCACGATCTCATTTCCGGTCATGCTGCGGCCCTCAGCGGCGAATTGTCGTTCGCAGCAACATAGCGGCCAGCGACCATTTCGGGCCGCATGGTGTTGCGCGACACCTCGCCGAACAGCTTGGAATAGGTAATGCGCTTCGCCGATCGACCAGACAGCCACGGCCCGCCAGCTGCGTAGGCGTCTGGCGCGGCAAGCGTCTCGTGGCGCTCGACATACATGAGGTGGGTTTTGACGCCTTCGTCGCTGTGCTTGTGGCCATGGTGGCAATATGCGAACTTCGATCGACCGAAGAGCTCACGGAAGATGCCGGCGCACTTCACGTCCAACGTCTTCAAATCAGCCTTATGGCCATGGTGATAGAACAGCGCCGTGCCGCCCCACTCATAGGCGTAGTAGAGCATCGGCGAGTTATCGACCGAGATGCGCGGCTCGTTCTCGTACATGGCGGCCAGCATCTCGCGCAGCCAGGCAGATGATGCCGGGTCGTGATTGCCGGACGCCATAACGACATGCACGTGCTGGTGAGTTTGCAGAAGCATGTCGATGATGCGTCTGACGGTGCGGATTACGACCCGAATGACCTTCTGCAGGCGGCTGTCAGCGTCCAGGACGTGCTTGTGCGCCGGCGTCACGCTTTCCAGCGCGTCATGGTGCATCAGGTCGCCAAGCTGCGCCAGGACGGCCGTATGTGCATGCGGTGCGCTGGCGATCGCGGCAGAGAACCAGTCGAGCAGCAACTGCTCGGCGATGCGCAGGTCGTAATCTGCGCCGGTTTCCTCCCGCCACGCCAGCATTCCGAAATGGCTATCGGTAACGACGAACTGATTCAGCAGATCCGCCTCGACGCTTGCCGGTGGCGGCATGATTGTGACGCGCGGCAACTCCTCCTTGAAGGCCTCGACGGCAGCCCGCATTGCGGCCAGTTGCTGATCCGCATCCGCCGACGTCTTCACCCACTTGATAACCTCCCGCCCATCAGCATCGACGAGCGCCGAGACGCCCTTGATCTTCTGGCCGGCCGGCACTTCGAACTGGCCGCCGCGCTCTGGCTTCTGCTGGATGAAGTCGCCGTTAGGCGTGCTGGTGATTTGCGCTATGCGGAACCCGGGCATGACTGGGGCTGTTGGCAGCATGCCGCGCTCTGCTGCCGTTTTGATGCGGCTGTTGAACGTGGTTCGCGGAATGCCGAGCAGCAATGCCGCGGCGGTCTTGTCGCCGAGCGCAATGAATGCGTCGGCGGCTTCTTTGGCGAGCTCGTCTGAGAGTGGTCTTGTGGGCATTAGGCGGCCTCGATCCAGTGAGTGTCTTTTCCATACAGACCGCACATGTCGTCCGCGATCCTCGTTGCGCTGCTCTTGCTGTGCGACCTTCCGTGGTATTTAATGACGTCACTGCCGGTCATTACGTGTCCATCTGGGTACTCAATCCTCCACACAACTGCGTACCGATTGATTCCCAGTATGTCTTTCAGCCACTTAATCAATTCAACCTCCAATAATCGCCTGCGGCTCCGCCCGCTTCGGCTGTTCGCTGCCCGGCGCGCCCTCTTCGGCGAACCCCGGCGAGCCTTCCTCACCCTGCTGCATGCCGACCATGCCGCCATTGCCTTCCGCCACATCGAGCGCGCTCTGCAGGTCATTAGCCGTGCTGGCCTTGTATGGCAGGCGGTAGTAGAGCGGCGGTGCCGAGCCGGAGTCCAGCAGCACCCAGATCGCCTCGTCGACGTCGATCCTGGCGCCGAGCACTGTGTAGTGGCCCTTGGGTGGTGAGAACGGATAGGCGTGGCCGAGCGGCAGGAGCGTGGCTGGCGCTGTGATGACGGCGACGGCTAGGAATGCGACGGCTTGCCGCTTGGTGCCGAACCAGCAGATTGCGCCGGCGGCTAGCACGAAGGCTAGCCATAGGGTGATGGCGGGGGTCATGCCGGCACCGGCGCGGGATCGACCTTCCGACCGTTGATGCGATAGAAGCTCCGCATTTTTGCAGCCAGCGATTCTTCCGCATCAACCTTCTCGAAATCGGAGAAGATCATGTGGCGGTCATGATTTTCGAAATTAGCCGACCCCAGCATGTCCTCAAGCATCCACCGAACGATGCTATCCTTTGGTAGCCAGTCAGCCACCTGCCGCGCCAGTGCGCCGGGGCTCATGCCGTCCCGATAAGTGTCTCGTGCGATTTGTTCGATATCCACAATCACTCTCCTCTATTCATCTGCTTGAAAACTTGGCTCGCACTACCGGCCACGACCTGCCCGCCAGCCATCCGAAAACGGATAGCCGTCCGCTCCTGCTTGTCTTTCATCAGCGAAACAGTCCCGCGCCAGATCACGCCACCCTCGGCCAGCCGCACTTCGACGGACACGGGAACCGGCACTTTCGCGCAGCCGTAGCAGCGGACATTGACGGCATACTCGCCATCCGGAAGGCCGCGCGTGAACGCGGATTCCATGTTGATCGGCGTGTCGTCGTTCGCCGTGCCGAGATCGTCGCGCAGCAGCGACCAGACGCGGCCTGACTTGTTGCTGTAGCCGACGGCGCGATCGTTGCCCTGCTGCACCCAGAGATCGACGTCGATGGCGCCGGCTGGCCATGCGGCCGAGGCGACTAGGTTGCCGGGCAGCTGGGCGGGGTCATCTTTTGCGGCAGGGTTGACCGACGGCAAGATGAACATGATGACTGCGGCGACGCCGAGCAGCATCGCCAGCAAGACGTCTTGAATGAGCGTCCTGATCATGCTGCACCTCCCTGCTTAGCGGCGGCACGCACCCAAGCCAGAACGCGCTTTGACGGAAAGTGCCATAGCCTGTCGCCGTTCTCCTTGACCTGCAGAAGATGGCCACGCGGAAACTTCGGCGGAGCCCTCCAGCCTTTCGGCGTCACCAGCGTGATGTTGGCCTTTTCCTCAGCGATGCCGAAATTCTTTCCTGCCTCAATATTCTCAAGGCAGAGTTTTTCCATATCGGCGGGACTCATTCGCTTGCCGCCAGCCCGAGCAGCCAAGCGTTCGTGCTCGTCCAGAGAGCCGCGATTGCGCCGACCAGAGTTGAGCAGAACGCCACAGACATGCCGTCAAGCAGCGCGTTGGCCAACTTGATGAGGCCATCCGCGCTATCTAGGGAGCCGCCGCTCATGCCTTGGAGGGCAAGGATGAACCCGGCGATGTTGCCGATGAGGCCGATCATCACGAACCAGAGCTTGACGTGCGGCAGGAAGGTGACGCGGCCGGCGAACGCTGCGGCTACCGCCACGACCAGCAAAGCCGAGATTACATATGATAGCCAGCTGATGTCATGCGTGAACACGAATTGCGTGTAGCCCATGACCGTAGCCCAGACGACCAGGGCGGCCCAGCAGGTGTTGAGGATGATGAGGCGGGCGGTGGTTGAAGGTGTCATTGGGCAGCCTCCTTGTTCTGCTTTAGGACGGCGCGGCTTTGTTCGCTGACGCGCTTGCAGTTGGCTGAATAGTCGTGACGACCAAGGGCGGAGAACTCGCGCGCCGCTTCGTCCAGCCAGTGGGCGGCGATCTCGAGCTGCGTTTTGATCTTCATGCCGCAGCCCTCCGCGCCAGAAGATCACAAACAAACGAAGCCGGAACCACAAAGCCGAAGCCGGTCATAGTCGGAGTGTAAGTGTCGCTGCCGTCCGCAGCCTTGCCGGACTTAAGCGGTGCGAGCGTCACGCCAACGTTGATCCCCACGATGCGACCGTCATTGGCAAAGACCCCGCCGCCGCTCTGCCCCATAACCGTGGTCATGTCCGTGACGATGACGCGCTTCCATGGTCCAGTCTGCCGACCGCTTCCGGCGACGCGGCCGAACGAAGCAACGAACTCGATGCCGAGCGGATTACCGATGGCCTGCAGCTGCTCGCCGAAGCGTGGCTCGCGGCAGTCGAGCTCGCTGGATCCGGAGACGTTGCCGCCTGTGTGGATCAGCGCGATATCAAAATCTTTGTTGACCCAGAGCACATCCGCATCACTTTCGATGCCGGCGAATGTCTTTATCTTGACGGTCTTGGCGTCGCCGACGACGTGAGCCGCGGTCAGGATGTCTCCGCCGCCGATGTGGACGCCCGATCCGAGGCCATCCCCAACGGAAATCTTGATCGCCGAATCCTCGGATGTGGTCGGCGGCGCCTGGATGATGGTGTTGGTGATTGTTACCTGTTGCGGCTGGCTGGGCATGGCGTATACGCCGCCGAATAGAACAATCGCCGTCGCGATGACGGCTACGCCCGCTCTTCTGTAGTATCCCATGGTCACGCTCCCAGCAGTTTGGAGATGACGAAGTATCCTGCCAGGCCGATTCCGGCTGCGGTCAATGCATGGAAATATCTGTTCATCTTGATCTCCTCTGCTGTGGTGGTGGTTGGTGAACTGGTTGGTGGCCAGCATGCTCACCTTGCTGTAAACTTACAAATTTGTCAACAAAAGTTGGAATCCGGATCAGTCAAACTGGTAGACGGCGGCATTATCGGCAGCGTCGCGCAGTCCCTTATAGGACGGATGCCGCAGCTTACCGTCATGTGTCCACGCCCGATATTCGATCTCGGCAACCAGCTTCGGCTTGACCCAGATCAGGTTCTTGCGCCCGCCGGAATATTTGACTTCCGGCTTCGTCGCCTTGATCTTTTCCATCGTTGCTCGAAGCTTCATCGCCTCGTCTGCCTTGAAGCCAGTTCCAACCGATCCAACGTAAACCAGATCAGCACCCTTTCGAGCAGCCAGCAGCAGCGCGCCGATATTCCCAAATGCTGCGCTCGAACGCTGGTAGCCGACGATCGCGAAGCCGTCGCTCTGGATGCATTTGATCTTCAGCCAATCGCCGTACCTGCCGCTGCGATATGTGCTATTGCGATCCTTGGCTATGATGCCTTCAAGTTCATGCTCGCAGGCGATGCGCAGAAGCGTTTCACCATCTGCCTCGATCTCTTCGGAGAGTCGGATGGCATCCTCACCGCCGGCAGGAATCAGCCCCTCGAGGAGGTGGCGCCTTGCCGTGAACTCCGTCTCAGTAAGGTCATGGCCATCGAGGTAGAGGATGTCGAAGACCATCAAGACTGATTCCCACGAGGTCCGCTTTCCACCGCGTCCGCCGAGCGATTGCTGGAGCCGACCAAAATCGGACCTGCCGAGCTCATCGAACACGACCGCCTCGCCATCCAATATCGCCGTCGAGACAGGAAGGCGTTTCGCTTGGGCCACGATGGCAGGGAAGCGATCGGTCCAATCATGGCCGCCCCGGGTCAGGATCCGCACGCCCGAAGGCTCGATATGCACAGCCAGGCGGTAACCATCCCATTTCACCTCGAACGCCCATTGCCGCCCTTTCGGCGGCTTCGGCTTGAGGAGAGCCAGGCACGGTTCAATGCGTGTTGGCATAGGGTCGAGGCTAAGTTGGTGCTGGGCCGGGTCGCGTCGCCGGCGAGGCTTGCCGCGAAGCGGCGCGTCGGCTTCACCGAGCAGCGGCTGTGCAGGCTTGCGGGGCGGCTTTGTCATGCCGCCAGTTCATCAGCAACATCTTAAAAAGCAATTTACCAAGATTGATTATTGACGGGGGCAACAACAAGAACATATTGAGAACATTTGTATGGCACAAGAAGATGAGCAGATTTCTAGAAATTAAAGACTGGTCGCCTGGCTATCTGAACGTCACGCCGCAGCATGTGACGATTCTGGCGCGGTGCGAGTCCTGCGGGACAGAGCGCGAGTTCGACCGCCAAGCCGTGCCGCGTGAGATGATGCACAGCTTGGTAATGGATATCGAATCCCGCCTTCGCTGCAAAACTTGCGGCGCCAAAGCCGGCCGCCTTCGATTCGGCAGCTATCTCGATGACTGAAACGAAAAAAGCCGCCTCCCCGGTTAAGGAGAGGCGGCTTCAGAGGGTGGTTGGGGTCACGCCCAATCCGCACGCGGGTTGCTCACGAAATAGTAGCCGAGGCGCTTGACCTTAGCGACCAAAGGCGCGCTGCCGGTGTTAGCCAAAGCCCTGCTGGAGTTGGGATAGAGCCTGATGCTGAGATTGGCGGTGTCGGATCCAACCTGAGTGGCGTCCGTGACCAGCCAATAGGTCTGCTGCTGGGCATCACCAATTGCACCGCTCCAGCCGTTTTCATAGAGCGCGCGGCGGCCGTTGGCCCAGAGCTGTGGCACCAGGAGCGCGTCGTTGCCCATGACTTCGATTTCGGCGATGGAGCGCACCCATTGGCCGGTTTGCCCGGTCACGGTGAAATCGCCGGTCGTGCCGATGGCGAGCTGGTAATATTCGCCAGTGGTTGCCGTGCCGGCGGGCGCGATGGAGAACACGCGCGTCAGGCCGCCAGTCTCGGCGTTGGCTTCGGTCGAGAGCGTCAACACGGATGTTCCAGAGCCACCGCGCTGCGTGCGCATTCCAGTCGGAGTAGAGCCGGAACCGTTGGCTGTGACGCCGCCATTACCGGCGAGGATGCCGTAGGGGAATTTGTTGTTTCCGCCGTCCCAAAGCTCCTTGGCATAGTTGCGAGCGGGGATGATTTGATCCAGCAGGGTGTTGATATAGCGAGCGTTTAACAGGCCGCCCTGCGTTCCGAGGTGGATGTAATCCGACATATTGGATCGGGCAGTCCAACCGCTGTTTGTCGGGTCAAGTGGAATGTCGTAATCGACAAGCATCCCTTTGGACTTCGGCAGCGTGGCAGCGAAAGCCCGGATGCCGGCATTGATGTAGGCTCGGTTGATATTATTATCGCTGCCGTTGAAGGCGTTGGCCGCGTCATTGACCCAAGGGCACATCGTGCCCATCATGAGATACACGCCAGCATCCATGATGATTTGGCATGTCTCAAGGAAATACGCGAGAGTCGCCGGACCCGTACCGCTGCCTACCGAGTTGTTGACGGACGGCCGGTAGAAAATGATATCGGGATGCATCGGCAGCAGATAGTTCTGCAACATCGCCCGATGGCTGGTGGCGTTAGAACCCGAGATCGCTTGGTTGGCCCCAGTCGTGTATCGGTCGCTCGACGGCGTGAAAAGGGTGGTGTCAGCCGGCCAATTGTCATGACGGAAGCGCTGATGCATCATCAGCGCAAGGTTCAGTTCACCAGCGTTGGTGGCATGCGCGTTGGTCGTGCCGGGGCTTGCGCCTTCGACACCATGGGCAACAAGGCTATCACCGATCGTGCCGATCTTTGGGTTGATGAACTGCGGATAGATGCCCCCACCAAGACTACTTCGGGCGCGAGTTCCAAGAGAAGTCAGGGACGTCGATAACGACGCCCCTCTCCTCAATGAGTGCCTGAGCCCCGCCATGTTACGCGGCAATCCACTGGAACTTGTCGTTCGGCTCGGCGTAGACGTCGTAGTCAGTGGCGGCCGGCACGAGGAAGCGATTGCCGCTCGTCGCATTGGGCGTCGGCCCGATCGAGACCCACGAGTCCGCCGCCGCACGAATGCGGAACATTGCCTGACCGGAGCCGGCGCTTTCCGCGGGGGCGGCGTTGGTGGACGTCACGCCAGATGCCGGCGCCTCGCTCCATGCGATCTTGCCGAGGATGGCCTGAGACTTGTCTCGGGCGAACAAAGAGCCGGGATAACCGCAAACGACATGGAGGCCTGAGAAAGCCATGGTAGTCTCCTGAAATGTGGTGGTGGTTGGTTGGTGCGTCAGCGCGTGGTGCGGCTGGTGGTGCGCTCAAAGGCGCGGTCTAGGCGCTCATGCAGCCCATCAATGCGGTTGCCCACGCCTTCGATCGCTCTAAGCAGTTGAGCAGTCTGCTCTTGCATGCCTGCCTTCGTCGCGAATGTTTCCGCGGCGTGCAGTTTATGGGAGGCTAGGTCTTTCTGCGCGGCGTCGGCCTTATCTTCCGCCGCCCTGATGCGGGTTTCGCTGGCCTTTTCGCTTTCTTTGACGCGGCCATCGATTTTCCACCAGATACCCCATCCAGCACCGGCGACCGTGAGAAAGAACAGCACGGCTTTCATGATCTCTTCTGGCGTCATTTCTTGCCGCCCTCCAGAGCCGCGTCGCGGTCGGCGTAGAAGTCGCGCAGCGCTAGGTGGCGTCGGATGCAAGTCAGCAGCCGCTCGCGATCGGTGATCCAGAGTTTTTCAAGTTGCGCCTGCGTCAGCGGCTTGTCGCCGAGGTCGATCGGACCAAGGCACCTTGCGGTGAGCGCGCTATCTGGCCGCGCCAGCTTCGGCGCCGGCGGAGGAACGACAAACCTATCTGATCTTGTTAATGCGCTGCACGCTGGGAGCACCGAGAGCAGTGCGGCCAGCATCAGGATCTTGGCTAGCTTCACGCTGCAATTCCTCAATCTTTTGGTTTAGGTCGTCATTGGCGGCTTGCATTTCGGCGATGCGAGCCGCCTCGCGTGCTTTGGCCGCATTATTGACGGCGGCCTGCCGATCGATCTCGGCGGCGCGCGCCGTTGCGGCGGCGGCATGTTCTGCCGCCAAGATGCCCTTGTAGTGCACTTCGGCCCGGGCGTAGCCGCGGTGGTCGACATAGGCATAGGCGGCCAGCAGCAGCGCGAGAGCCGCCAAGGTGCCGGCTAGCCAGCGGCCGACTGGACTTAGGATGAAAGCGATCATGCGACCCCCTGGAGGCAGAGAGCCCGCTCAGCAACACGGCGCTTGGTCAGGCCGGGTATCTTGCGGCCCTTGGCCTTGTCCCACATCAGGAAGGCGTCACAGGCGCCGCGGATGTCGCCCGCATTGAGCTTGCGCGCCACGGTGGAGCCACAGAAGCCGCCCGGGCCGATGTTGTATGTCAGGGAGACGCCGGCGATGTAGGTCTGAATAGGGAGCGCGTCTGGCGCCTTCAGGCACGTTCGCATGCCAGCCTCGTGCTCAACGAGGCTGTCGATAAGCATGTTATCGCAGTCGGCCTTAGAGAACTTCATACCCGGCTTGATGTCTTTGGTCTTGCCGTAGCAAGCCGTCCAGATGCCAACGACGTCGCGGTAGGCATAGAGCTTAAGGCCCTCGAACCCGCCGACGGTCTGCACCGCAAGCGCACCTGCGAGTGTGATGGCAGCTAGGCCGCCACCGGTTTTTCTAAGCCTTGTCGCCATCGGCGGGCTCCTTGAGATTGCGCTGCTCGATGACCCGGCCAAGCGGTGAAAGCGCGAGGATTGCGATGATCATCCAGCGCGGGATGTAGCCGTCCAAAAACGGCACGATGTACGGTGCGATGCCCAGCAGCCCCGCGATATAGACAGGCCAAAGGGCAAACGACCACGTGAGGACGCGGCCCTTGTTCTTCACAAGGCGCATGGTGGGCTCCGGTTGTGGGTGGATTTCAACGGGTGGATGAGTTAATCATGTGCTGCGACCACAGCTGCGGCGGACCTGATGATTAACGAGATCGCAAATCTTTATTGCTGGCTTTGGGCCGGCCTGCCATTTGAGCTTTTCCGGAAGCTCTTCCCCGAGCCGATCAAGGCCGGTGATTACCGCTGGTCAAAATACGATCCGCTCTTTCAGCCGAAGGTGCGGCTGGTCGATGGCACATGGTCCGGCAGCGGCACGCTGTGGCGCCGGCGCCGGCGAGAAGATAACCGCTGGGAATATCAGCAGGATCCAGAGACCCTGCAAGAGTCCATGGATCGAGTGATTTAGTTGTTATAGGCCCAGAGGCCGCCGGTCGTGTCGGCAATGTTGTTTTTCGCAGTGAATACGCCACCCGATGTCACTGACGGAGCAGATGTCAGGCCGGTGCGGATATAGGCATTCAGCAGCGCCATTTTCGACGTGGCATCAAGAGAAATATCTGCGCCGACTTGGCCGCCATTCCAGACAATCCCTACCGAATTCGTCAGCCGTATCGTTCCATGCCCTGAGCCCGCTTGATCGCCGAGGGCGATGCAGCCAGTGAAGACCTCGCCAAGCGTTATGCCTGTCGCGTCAACAGCATAGTTAGAGTGGTTCATCTGGCAGTTGATGAATTCACCATGCGAGTCATTCGATCCTGCAGCCAGGCTGACGCACACGGAATTGAAATTCATCTTGCCGTCGGAGAACATGACGTTCCCACTCTCAACCCTAACGGCAAACGCGCAATTCGAGATCGAGAAGTCGCTCACATGGTCGTACTCAGCGACGTTATTGTAGCGGATGCCGTGATAGCAACTGGTGGCGCGGATGCCCTTGATAATGCCATCATGCTGCCAGCTACCCGCCGACGATTCGACATACAGCCCAGAACCGTTGATATTGGCGAACTCGATCTTGCCATCAATAAGATAGCGATCGCAGTTCGACAGCTTGATACCCTTCTGTCCTGCATCGGTAAGCGAGCCAGGATAGCCAGTGTACGTCGTGGCATTGCCAACAAAGCGAATATGCCCGCGGATCGACCAATTCACGCAGTTGGTCATATCCAGGATCGGCGCGTTCGTGGTCGTCGAGATGGTCACCGGCCCGCTGGTCGTGATCTCGATGTTCGAGACGCCGGTCAAACCGGTCGTGGTGTAGCTACCCGCCTCTATGACGAGGCGCTTGCCGGCAGCCGCGGTGATCGCGTCCTGCAGGGTATTGTACTGCGAAGACCTAACCTCGCCGCCAGCCGATGAGGTTCCGCTCGACGGCCCGCCCTTGAAGACGTTCGAGCCGCGATCATCAAACCAACCATGCACGGCGATGTACATGTTCCCCGACGAGCCGCCGCGATGGCGGATCTGACCGGAGGTATTGGTCCTGATACGTAGGCTGCCGGCCGTATACTGGTTGGTAACCTGGATATGCCCGACATTGCTGCCTGAGTTGCCCGCCCCCACCGACGAATCATTGATGATCGGCGATGAAAGAAGAGCGCCACTGGAAACTGTCGCCGAGGTGAACGACGCCTCAAACAGCGCATCGACTTCAATGCCCGTAGGGATGCCGCTCAGCGCAAGCAGTGCCGCACTGGTCGTAACCGCGATCGGATTGCCTGTCTGCGGAAGCGGATCCAGCAGCATGTGGCGGTCGCCGCGCTGCACCACTCGACGCCAGGCGCCGGAGATGCGGACGCGCGAACCAAGGCGCCGGTACTTGGTGTAGCCAGACGGGTAGTTCGGCGCGCTCGTCGGATTTAGGCTCTGCGACATGCCGATGGCGACAAGCGTGCCGTTGGTGCAGGCAAAGATATGCCACGTACCATCCGCCACGGCGCTGTCAAAACGGCCGCCGTTGCCGGTGCCATAGGCAACGTCGATCTGGCGCGTGACGGCGCTCCAGACCATCATGCCAGGTGCGGCGTCATCGGTGGCGGCAACGCCAGCGGCGATATCAAGATCGTTCGTCAGATCGGTGGCGTTGTTGCTGATCTCGCCGCCGAATAGATAGCCGCGCGACAGAGTCGCCTCGAGCGCGGTTTCGGCATACGCCTGCGCCTCGTCCCTGTAGCCTAGCGCCGAGTCACGATACCCCTGAGCCTCGGCCGCTGCGGCCTCGGCAGCCGCAACAATTGCGGCATTGACCTGGTCGGTGATGAGCCGGAAAGTTGTTCCGATGACGCGGCCGAAGACCTGTAGCCCGGCCGAGATACCGCCAACGGCGATGTCGTTGCCGCTATTGGTTTTGATGGTGAGCGGAGCGCTGCCATTGAACGAGACCGTTACAGGCGAGCCGGTGTTTGTGTCATTGACTGTGAAGACGACAAGCGCCGCCTCAGACACCGGCATGTCACTGGTGGCAACAATCGCGTCAGGAGTTCCGTCGCCGATGTCTGTCGCAACGATAAACGAGAAGGGCAGGTCTGCAACGCGCGTCCACGATCCGGTGCCAGAGGCGCCGCTCTTCTGGTAGATGCCGTTGTAGGCGATCGTGGGGTCTTGCACCACCCAGGCCATTGTGTCGGCAGGATGCGCAAGATCAGCATAAAGCAGCGCCCGGGTGAGCTTGACCGTGCCCGCGTTGTTCCCGATCGCAGACAGGAACCCCTCGAGCGAGGTTCCCCATGTCCTGATGTCTGCTTTTGCCGGCTTGTAGTTGCCAGAAGACGGAACGCCTTCCACGACATAGTCGCGCCAGACCTGCCTAGCGGTAATCGGCATCTAATTCTCCAATAATTTTATGAGGTCAGGTCACGACAAACGAGCCGGTGGCGACGGCCGAGGCGGCCACGCCAGACGCATTGATGGCAACGATGAAGCCGTATTTCGTGCCGGCCGTCAGGCCGGTCACAACGTGGCTGTCGGCGGAGCTCGGCGCCCCATATTCCGTCGCCATAAGCGTTGCGCCGGTGAATGTGTTCGACGTGTTGACGTAAAGCCGTGCGCCGGCGTAGTTGGCGCTGTTCGGCGCCGTCCAGTTGTAGGCGCCCTGCCCCGCGCCGCCGGTGACCGAGGCACCAGTGACAACGCCTGGCGGCGTCGGATCGGCCGTAGCGGTCAACGTCTGATAGGAAGTCCAGTCGGAACTTGCGCCGCCCGCCCATGCCCGCAATCGAAATCTGTATTGCGTGCCGTCGGCGAGATATCCGGATCTCACCTGATCATTCGGCGCCACTGATATTGCCGACTGCGGGCCGGTGGAGCCTGACGTCCTCTCCCACTCGAATTCATATGTCAGAGAGTTCGACACATGGCTCCAGGTGGACAACGCGTAGGCAGCAGTCGAGCCCCCGGAGACGACTTCCTGCTGGATGACAACGCTAAACCCGGTTGGCACCGGCACGCCGGCGTGCGGGATAATCACGATCGACGATCCTGGAGTGCCCTCCTCCGTCGCGGCATCAAAGTCGTAAAGCTCTGCCGACACGACAATTCCACTGAAGCTCACGGTCATATCGCGCAGCGAGATCGACACTTTCGACGTGATCTCGACGACGGCATCTGCCAGTTTTGGCCCATATTGGACGCGGACGAACCGGTCGTAGGATGGGTCGTTGTCCAGGTCGTAATGGGCCGTGATTGATACCCGCGGCGCGTTCCGCCTGATGTAGGCAAGCTTCTGCAGTCGCTGGATATGGTTATGCGACTGCACCGCCACGTTATCGACTGTCGAGGTGCGCTCGGTATCCTCTCCCACGTAAGGATTGCCGTAGATCGCCGCATCGTTCGTGTTGTAAAGGTCCGTCGGATCGGTAAAGCGTCCGCGGACGGCCAACACGCTCGTCGACGGGTCGACGTTGGCGTTGAGGCCAAACGAAATGATGTTACTGCGGGTAAACAGCTTGGTCGGCTCGACATACTCGCCGGCGTGAACCCCGATCTTCCCGTCGGAGCGCTCGTAAACTACGAGCTCTGCGGCTTGGTCTAGCGTGCGTCCAACCTCGATCGGATCGCTGTTCGCCCGGAACCACATGCCGCCATAATACCGCTTCTGCGTACCGCCGCCTCTCTTGGTAACTAGCTGATCGCAGACATCTGCCGCGTGCATCCAATCGGGCAGGTACATGTCATCGAGCGACAGCTTCCCGCCATATGGGCTTGTCAGATGCCACAACCGCATCAGCGCGATGTTAGTGGAATATGCCGTGGTCTCTGTGCGCGGATCGTAAAGCCGCATCCCGTCGATGACGGCTGAATGCTCCGGCATCTGGTTGGGGTAGACCGTCAGATATTTTTTGCTGGATGCCGTGGCACAATACATCATGATCGAGGCGAGGCCGTCGCCACGATGATTGTTCGACCAGATAGACGGAAATTCACCAACGGCACTAGAGTAGGCAGTCTCTGCCGAGAGGCCTAACCTTGTATCGATAACAACGAAATAATCGTCACCATCAACGAAATGCGTGGGCGAGTACACGATACCCGTGCTATCGATGCTAACAGCCTCGTCATGCAGGTAGTGCTGAACGAAGCCTTGAATGCGGTGGCCGGCCGTGACGATGATGTGGTATGCGGTGCCGTTTGACTCCTCGAGGAAGACGTAATCGCCAGCCTTCTTGACGCGGCCCAGTATGATCGGCAGCGAAGGCACCGACTGCTTTAGATTGTAGGTGCCGTCCTCAGGCTTCGGCACGGATGGCTTCGGCGTCAGAGCCTTGGACACGAACCCCAGGCCGACCGCGAGGCCGCCGTAAAGTAGCGCGGCCGTGCCAAGATACAGCGCGTTTGCCGCAGCAACCGTCGTCGCCGCTGACGAAACGATCAGCGGGATCAGCTCAAGACCAGTCATGAAAATTCCTAGATTGACCAGATGGCCAGCGGCCGGGCCGACATGCTCCCGATGCGATTGGTGAAGCGCACCAGCCAGCGGCAGCCGTCGAAGATGGCGCCGAACTGCCGATCCAAGTTGGTGGGCGAGCCCACGACGCCGACGGCGCCGCAAACGGGCACAGAAAGCGGCCGGCCGCCGATGCGCGCCACAGCCTCAGCCATCAACGGCACGCAGCCGCCGGCGGCCCTGACGATGGCCAGATATTCTTCCTCGTTGCGAAATGCGCCGCGCCATTTTTCGACCGGATCGCGATAACCGATCCAGATCGCCCAGGCGGCTGGGAACAGCATGCAATTGAGCGTCGCCGGATCCCAACTCTTCCGCTCTTGAGCCGCCAGGAACGCGGCAAGCGTCTGCTCCATCATCGGCGCCCCATCGGATGCCCTACCAGTTCGGCCACCTGATCGTGCGATCTTTCAGGCCGGGTATGCGCTCGCAGAATTTATCGTCTGGTGCCGTCGGGTTTAATATCTTGCCGCGGGCTCGCTGGTCGACGTCCGACAGCACGGCGCCGTTGGTGACCGAGCGCAATGTGAAGCGGTTGGCCACATCCACCTGGATTGTGGACTTGATGCCCTTATCGCTTCCCTGATCGACGAAGTTCAGGTTTGAAATAGTGCCGGTGAATTTCACAATAGGATCGCCGGTCGGCTGTTCCCAATCATCGCAGCGCTGCAGCAGCACGCGGAATATAGAGCCGACGATGTTGCCGGCCTGATAGTCCGTCCAGACTGCATTACTCGCCGCTTCATTGATGCCCGAGAGCACCAGCGACAGCGTGAACGCCTCGGCGTTGATGGCGGCCTCTATCTGCGCCAGCGCATCTTCGGTGAGAACGCAGGCGCGATACACTTCGCCATCGGCGCCGATCAGCGGGCCGCCAGAGCCATCCCAAAAACGAATAGTGCCAGACGGAAGCTCCACCTGGCACAAAACACGAAGACTAGCCAAGGCAGCCCTCCAAAGATGTTAAAATGGCCGCCGGCTATACGAGCGAGTTCCAGTAATCCGTCGCCTCGATGAAGCTGACGTTTGTCCTCGTGCCCTTGTTGATTGCGTCCTGCGTCACATCCATGCCGCGGTCATCGGCCAGATGGCACAGACATGTAGGCCGATCGAAATTTAGATCTGCGCCATCAGGAATAAGCTCCCGCACCGAGGGCGATATCGAAACCGTCCACTCGTCGCCGTCGATTTCCGTCGCCGGGCCGGTCTCGTAGAGCGCGTGGTTGTAGCTGAAGCGAACGCCGACCAAATCAGCCGCCGCCTTCACTATCCGCAATGTGATGGTGGTTGAGCCGATCGGCGTAACCCCAACCGTCACAACGGAAATTGCACCCTGTTCGTAAGGTGTGTCATCGTCGAAAGGCGTGTCATCGCTGTGTAGCGAGTCCGTCGCCGGCTCGAAGCGCCCAGAGACGTATGGCGCCGACAGCGATGACGGCACGCGCACCGCGATAAGGCCGGACCGGCCGCCGAGTTTTCGCCTGATGGCCTGCCAAACCCTCCACTGGTCTCGATACCGGTTTTGCATGACGACGCCGGTGTATGAGATATCCCAGTACCCTAGATCCGTGCGGGTGACCGGCTCAACCCCGCCAAGAGACATGCCGCCGCTTCGCGTGAAAGCGACGACATTGGCTTGCACCTGTTGCGGAGTTAGCAGGCATGTTGGCCACTCGATGATATCAGCCATTCCTGTAATCTCCGCCGGCGCTGTCGTTCTGGTATTTGGCCATCGTTGGCACGACCTGCTGATTTGCGGCCGACACTATGCGCGGGCTTGCCGCGGCGACCGTGTCATTGCTGACCGACTTCACGTAGGCGCGCAGGCCGCCGGTGTCATCGACGGAAACCCCAACCTGGATCTGGGTTTTGCCGCCTTGCTTGCCGGCTGCGGATCCATTGCGAACCACAGGCATGGGCGGGGCACCAACTAGGCCGCCACTGGCGTAGCCCTGCAGCTTTTTCAGATTGCGAACGCCGATCCGCTTGGTCGTCTCGGCGTCGAGCACATATTCGCCCTTGTGCACGATACCGGCCGGCTCGTTCTTGCCACCGTTACCGGTGTATCCGCCGTCGGCGAATCCCAGCAGCGAACCAAGGCCAGCTAGAATCCCGCCACCGCCGCCGGCGCCAATTCCGAAAACGGCATTGAGGCCGATGTCGATAACTTTATCCAGCACCTTGTTGAGGGCGTTAGACAACGCCTCTGCGGCCGACGAGCCGTTGCGGAGGTCAGAAATAAACCCGCTGGTGATGTCCTTGGCGGTGTTTTTGAAGTCGTCAGCGGCGTCTTTAACCCGATCTTGCGACTCTTGGAGCTTCTCGGCGGCGACACTTGCGTTAGCGTAGCCGGTTGCCAGTTCGTCGATCGAGGCCTTAAGCGCGGGCGTGATGGTCATGCCGGCCTTCTGGGCTGCGGCCAACAAGTCGCTTTGCGATCTAGCCTTTTCCAGAGCGAAACCATAATCATCCACGAGCGGGTTGACCGTGGCCTGTGCGGCCGTTTCCGCTTGTATGGCGGCCGTTCGCTCCTTGATCTGCTCTATCTCGCGCTGATACTCGTTCTCACCTTTGCTGCCGCCTCCCTTCTTTCGACCTCCGCCGCCGCCTTTTGAACTCGCTGGCGGCTTGAAATCGGCAATAGAGACTGGCTTCACGGTGACAGGCTTGGGCGGCCCGAACTTCTCAGGTGGTTTCGGCGGCCCAAACTGCTCAGGTTTCTTCGACCCAACCGGCTCTATCCCGCTTTCGCCGACTGTGTAGCCAGGCACGGTCGCCGGAAGATTTGCAGCCGCCGCTTGCACTTGGGCAAGCTTGGCTTGGACTTCATTCAGCCGCGCGATAGCTTCCGTGTTGTCGAAGCCGAGCGAGGTGTTGAGTTCGATCCTCTCCTGGAGCGTCGAAACTTCCTTCTCAAGACTGGCGGTCTCGTCCTTCGCTTTAGTGGCGTCGAGGTTGATGACATTGCCGTCACCATCCGTAATTCCCATCGCTTCATTCAGGGAGGCGAAAAAGTCAGAGTTTCCGACACTTCCAAGGAAGCCCTCAAACTCTGCCTTTGCTGAGCGAATTTTTTCAATAAGCCCAGAAATGTCAAAGTCGTTTATCGCCTGTGCCGCAGTATTTATGCCGCCGGCAAAACTCTGGCTTGCGCCGGTAGATTCGTTGAATTCTTTGGCTACATCGGTCAGAGCTGTGACGAGGTTGGTTGTTGCTTGATCGATCGTGAAGACCGACCCAGCAACCTTCTCCTGAAGTATCGGCGCGCCGGCCTCAAAAGCACGGAAGAACGCCTCAGAAGACACTTTTCCGTCGACAATCAGCGACTTCAACTTAGAAACCGAGCCGCCCGCCTCCGTGAGGCCAGCAGCAACCGCTTGCGCGATTGTGGGCGCGCCCTCTAGGACGGAATTGAATTCCTCCGCATGGACGGTGCCGGATCCCAGCGCCTGACCAAGCTGAAGTAGCGATCCACTGGCAGCCTGCGCATCAGTTCCCGCAACTCGTAAGGCCAGCGCCACGTTGTTGGTGAAGCTGAGAAGTTCTTCGCTGCTGACGCCAAGCTCCTTTTGAGCCTGCGCAGCCTTGCCGTATAGCGTAGCCAGCGTCTCTATCGGGGCGCCGTTCGCCAGCGCCGCCTTGTTGAGGCGTTGATAGACTTTCTCGAGCTCTTCGCCAGAGAGGCCGGCAACTTTCAGCGAGTTGCTGATGCGGGTGGCGGCATCGGAAAGTTGCGCAGCTCCGCTCAAAAGATTGCCAGCGACAAAGGCGCCAGCAATCTGCGCTCCAACGCGGGTGAAGGCGCTTGAGATCGCCGAACTCGATGATAGCGCACGTTTCTGCATGGTTCCGAGCTGGCGGTTTGTCACGCCTTGCGCTCGTTTCAGTGCGTTTTCGTATCCCTTGATATCTGCGCTAAGCTGGACGACGAGACGCTCAAGATCGGTTGCCATGTTCCCCTCCGAGCGTCTCCACTCATTCCTTTGACTTGAGCCATTCGAACAACTCGTCGGCTTCCTTGTCGGTCATTTTCTCGTCTTCGCCGCCGTTGGCTTTCACATAGCCCTCAACAGCCGCCATGAACTGCCACATGGACATCTCATTGACTTGTTGAGGTGTGAAACCGATCGCCGCGCCAGTTCCGTAGATCGCGCCAAATCGAAGCTTGCCGTTCGGCAGGTCGTCTATCTGACTTCCGCTTGATCTGGCGCTTCGGCTTCCCCCAACTGCTCATCCTCCGCGCCAATTAGGCCGGCTGACAAGACCGCCACGGCATATGGATGGTTTTCCATCGGCGGCCTCGCCTCGACGTAGGTTCTGACGAGTTTCAACGCCTTGACTGGCTCTAGGCCGCCGCCAATGAGACCGAGGCGCAGCACGTTTGAAATATCCTCGATGCGCCACTGCCCCATATGCAGGCGATTCAGCACAACATATGGGCCGGCATCGGTCTTTTCCTGGAGCTCTGCCAATTCTCCCCAGCCCAGGCGGAAGACGTGGTCGCCGTCCGCCCAGGTCAATTCAATCTTCGCGTCGCGGCTCATTAGGCCACCGTGCGCACGAGCTCGCCGTCGCTCTGCATTTCGACCGACATGGTAACGCGGCCGCCCTGCTCAGTCGAAGGATTGAGCGAGGAAACATGCATGAAGCCGGTCCAGGTGATGGTTTTTGCCGGGAATTCGATCTCGATTTTCACCGGAACAGATGCGACGTTTTCCCAAGCATCAAGCCAAGTCTCTACGGACTCGGATGCGAGAACGCCCTCGCCAGAGACGGACGCGGAAAGCGTGCTGGCGTCGCGGCCGACCCATGCGACAGCATCGGGGTCATCGCAATCGGGCAACGTTACGTCGGTGAGATCCTTCGTGAGTGTCAAGCTCTTCGAAGTAAAGCCGCAAGGTGCGGCGTAGACGATGGGATCGGCGCTGTTGCCGAGCATGATGCGGAATTTGCCAAAACGGGCTGTAGAAGGCTGAGCCATAGCGGTCTCCAAATGTGGTGATGGTGGTGCCGGCCGCGCGCTACGGTAGCTCGACGAATGCCGTGATGGTGATGATGGCGCGATTGGTAGCGCCGTCGCTCTCGCGCTGGTAACGCGTGATGCGGTGGTTGATTGTCGCCAACGCGTTCTGCGTCAGTTCGAGTTCAGCTTCATGAAGGGATGCCCTGACGGCACCCGCGATCTTGCTTGCCTCAGCGCTGCTGAATGCCTCTCCGCCGCCCCAAGACCAGCAGTCGATCTGCATATTGATTTCCATGCCATCGATGCAGTCCGCGCCATCCGTCGTCGCATCCCATGGACCCATGGAAATATAGGGTGAGGCGACAGTCCCATCTGGCGGCCTGTCGTATACCCTGGCGCTGACAAATCCAGAAACAGTCGAGTCCTCGCGCAGGCGCGCTATCACGGCGGCCTTGAGCTCAAAGATTGGATCCAAGTTTAGCTCCCGGCCGCAACCTCTTTGGCTGCCTTGTTAATGGCGCGCGTGATTCGGCTTTTGACCTTTTTGCGATTGGCCCTGTAGCTCACAAAGAAAAAGGGTGACGCAGGGATGGCCGGAATGGTTGCCCCGGCAAATTTTCCGCCGGCCGTATGCGATGCAGTGCCAAATTCCACAAAACGAGCATAGTACGCAGTCGCGTTGCCGGCGTAGACAGTGATCGTCAGATCACCGCCGACTGACTGCACCTTGCCAAGCGTCATAGCGCCTTTTGGTGCTCGCCCCCATGTCCACGCAATGCTATCGCGCAGATCGCCACTGTCTGTCGGCACCAGCGATCGCATCATCGTGACGATCTCACCGGCGCCCTGCTCCATCGCCTCTCGGATGCGCTCTTTGGCAACCTGCGGCAAGCGATCAAGCTTGCGCTGCAGTTCCTTCAATCCCTTGATGGTCATGCGTCTGTCTGCGCGCCAGTCGTCGCTAGGAACTCGATATATGCGTTCTTCTGGTCCAGGTTGGTCGGCGGGGAAACGATGGAATAAACAGCCGTCGAACGCTGATCGACCGCACGCCAAGTCGCGTCAATCTCTCTAGTCTGAGAGGAGGAGCGGACGCGGATTGTGTAGGGCTGGACACCCTGCAACCGGCTGGCCATCACAGTCTCAGAACCCATGCGCGGGATTATCTCTGCGGCATCAATGAAGACCGTCTCAAATTCGCCAGTGACGGCATTACCGAAGCCGTCGTCGCTCTCGCCGCGCTTCTGGAATTGCAGCCTCGACCTAAGTTTTCCTGCCGTCATCGCTTGGCCTTTCGGTCATTTTTGCCTTGCCGGCATCCGCTGCCTTCGTTGCGCAAGCGCGCGTTACCAGCCGCACCATCCCAGCTTTGTAAGCGATGGTGACGGCTGGCTTAGGCTTCCAGTCCATGTCCGCCGTGAAGCGAACCCATGGCATCAGAGAGCCACGTTCGGGAACTGGATATCGACAGCGAGTACGGTCGTAGACTTCGCCAGGCCAAGCTGGCAAATGTATTCGCCAGAGCCTACGTCGGCCAGTGGGCAGATGCCGCCCGGGGTATCGCTGAGAAAGTATGCTGTGCCAGCGACGAGCGTGGCGCCGATCGTGATGTCGCCGCTTTTGTGAACAGCAATCGGCTGGTTCAGCGATGCACCGTTAAGGGCGATGCCCTTGGCCTGCCGCGCTTCCGCAGTGGCCGAGTTGGAATCTGCGAGCATCCACTTCTTTGTGGTGGAGCTCTGATAAACAGGCTTGCCGGCTGTGATCGTCTCGCCGGCGACACCAGCCACTGCCGAAGAATTGCTGCCAGCCACAACGTTTGCGGCCGTAATTACGAGATCTGCCATTGGTGGCTCCTATTCGAAAGAGAATAGGCGCGCCTCGCGACGCGCCACCTATATTAGGCCTGCGGCGGGTTTGCGGTCGGGCCGGTGGCCGGATAGCCGAGAACGGCGACGCCAGACAGGAACAGGTTGCCGGTGTTGTTTGCCGGGGTAACAGTGACCTGAATGTATCGCTTCGTGCCGATATAGCCGATCTTGCGAGCCTTCGAGTCAGTGTTGAAGTCGAAGCTTGCCTGGGCGAGCGTGCCGACAAGCTGACTTGCGGCGACGGCATTCGAACCAGACATGTTTGCAGCGTCGGATTCGGCGACGGTGACAGCAAATGTTGCGTCTGCGTCAGTAAGCGTGCCTGTCTGCAAGACGATTTCAGCGGCATTGTAGCCGGCCAGATCAATGATCGCGCTGACCTGGGCAGTGTTGTCCGTCACGGCAGCCTTCGGGTCGAAGAGCGGCACAAAATGAAGAACGTTGTGAATTTCACGATTGGGCATGATGTTTCCTTTCGGTCAGGCGAAGCGGCCGACCCGATATCTTTCGAGAATTGAAGCGACACCCATAGGCAAATCGATAGCCTTGAGGTCTGTAGTGACGGCCTCGCGGTGTTCGTAGAAGTGACCGACAAGGAGGAGGATTGCCCACCGCAAATCTTGCGGAAGGGTTGCATAGCCGCAAACGAAGGTGACCTTCACAACGCCAGGCTCGCAATAAGTCTCCGGCCACGCAGTATCGCGGGCTGGCCAGATTCGCATCGGGCTCTCATCGAGGTCGTATCGCAGACCCGAAACCGTCGCTGGAGACCCCGAGGAATCTGTATATGCCACCGACGTAACCGCCGTGATCGGCCCTATCGGGACGATGATCTCGCATGGGAAGTGATCAAGCGATAGGCGCCACGTCTGCGGCGATAACGCGATGCCGATGCCGTTTGGCCCTTCGATCGCAGCCTCTGCGGCGGCGACCATTGCCTGAATATCTGCATCGTCATCATCGTGTAAGACGCGCAGATGCCGTTTTGCCTCAGGAAGAGACACAACCGGCGAGGCTGGCGGAACCGTCCTTACCAGTCGCGTCCATTCGTTCATTTGCGACGGCCTCGACGCTCGGCGGTGGGCTGGGCGTCAGCTGTCTCCGCTGCCTGCTCTACGACAGCAACTTCCGATGGGGCATCGTTGACCGCCTTTTCGGATATGGGATCGCAGAGCGATTCCCATCCGTTGCCGACCCGGGCAGCGAACGCTTCTTGCTCGACTTCCTCGCCGAAATTGTACGAAAAGTCGGCGCCGGCCAAACTTGTATTTACCTTGACGAGCATGCCGCCCTCCATGTGGTTGGCGCCGCCATCGCTGACGGCGCCTATTCAATTACGGATGCAGAAGGGTCTTGACTGCCGCGCTGTCGAGCAGCTCGCCGTCGAGGCGCATGAAGCCGATCAGACCGACTTGACCGTAGTCGGCGTACCGCTCAACGAGACGCTTCATCGCGAATTCGCTGACGACACGGACGGCGTACTTGTTCATCGCACCGAAGACGACGGACTTGTTGCCGGTGCCGATGTCGGCGATCGCCTGGTTGATCGAGTAGCGGTAGTCACTGATGGTCGCAGGAGCGCCACCCTTAACATCGGCAGGCTGCCAGATGTAATTGCCGTTCAGATCTTTGAGCTTGCGCAGCGCCTTCAAGGTGCCGTCGTTGAACTGCCAGCCAACCGACGGGTCAGAGCGGTAGGCAGGATCGACCGAATGCTCGAGGTTGAACAGGTCGTCGAAGGTGATTGCAGATGCGCCAGCGGCAGCGGTAGTGCCGGCTGCGGTTACGATGCCGTTCGGCTTGGATGCGCCGTCGCCGGTCGTCAGGTGCCGGTTGGCAATGCGACCGATGCGCTCTGCCATTGCATCACGAACAATGCCTTCGACATCCATGACGGCGTCCTGCAGAAGCTCATCAGAGATGAGGACAACGCCGGAAGTGTACTTGTAGGCGTCGAGCGACTTGGTGCCGAACGCGATTTCCGAAACGGAAACCTGCTGGTTTTCACCGATAAGGGAGCCTTCGTTGCCCGTGTCATTCATCGACGGCATCGTGATCGTTGCGCCGGTGGCCGTATTCAGCTGGCGCGTCACGCCAGGATCCATCATCGGACCCCAAGCCTTCAGAGACTTGATGAGCTCAGCCAGGAACTGGCCGGGTACGAGATAGCCGCCCTGCGTCTGTGTGCCGACGGACTGGCCGCGCTCTTCGACTGCCTTCAGGATGCTGCGCTGCTCAGGCGAAAGGCTGGCGCGGCCACCACGCAGGAAGCCGCGGAAGGCTTCAGCATAGAGCTCGTCAGCTGTCTTTTCGGCCTGGCCCGGCTTCACGGTGCGGGATTCGCCGTTCGGGCGGCGCTCGTCAGCGGCATTCAGGTCGCGCTCGCGGGCCTCAAGAGCCTCTTCGCGCTTGATGCGCTCCTCGAGTTTGTCGTACTCGGCCATCGCCTTGTCGTGCGCAGTGTCGATTTCGGCGACGCGAGCTTCGGCAGTGTCGTCCTTGATTTCATCACGGAGCGAGCGAGCTTCGGCGACGAGACGCTGCTGCTTCTCGCGCATTTCAGAGATTTTCATGTGCTTTTCCCATAGAAAAGCCCGCGTTAAGCGGGCTCGTTGTGGTGGTGCTTGGAGGTGACAGCGCTTTGGTCAGCGCATGCTGCGGACTTTGAGTTCAAGGTCCATCTTCAGGCGCGCGCGGTGAGCGGCCTTGCTTACCGGCGCTGCCGCCGGATCTTTTTCGCCAGGTTCAGGCGTAATTTCTGCTGGATTTGCCGATCGCCACTCTTCCAGCGATCGAACACCAATCGTGGTGTCCTCGTAGGCAGGGAAGGCAACCGCCGAGACTTCCATGAGCTCGAGCGCCTGGATGGTGCGAACAGGAACATCGCCCGTTTCGTCCCAAGTCTCCTTGGTGACCCTGAAGCCGAAGCTCATTCCGCTGATGTCGCCGCGCTCCACGAGCTCCCAGATGTCGTTGCCATCGGTGGTGTTCGGCACATCGATCTCGACTTTGAGGCCAGTGCCATCCTCAGCCAGCCGCAGCGTGCCACTCTTGGTGCGGCCAATAACCCTGCCCGGGTCGTGATCGACGAGCGCACGAATGTCGCCCTTAATGGCCGTCGCAAACGCTCCGGGTGCGATCTTCTCCTGAAAGTACCCACCGATCATGGCGAGTCTCTCAAAGACTGCCGCGTAACCGACCAGCGTTCGCTTGTCGTCTTCCGCGCGCGTCTCGACACCTAGGCCGGCCGCGCGCTTTTCAATGTTTGTGATCATGCGGCCTGCGTCCCGTCATTCTGGTTATTATTGTTGGCTGGCTTCGGCGCGTTGATGGTGCTCTGCATCCCAAGCGGCACGGTCGCCCCCTGGATGTGAAGCTTTGCCGCCTCGCCGCCTTGTGCTGGCCAGTTCTCCATGCCGCGAACTTCGTCGGGCGTGTTGATGGCATTCTGAATCGCAGTTGCGTAGCCATCCATGCGGGTCTTGAAGTCGCCACGAAGGAGGCCGTCGACGTTGAATTCTACGAACTTCGACTTGTTGCGCGCCGTGAACAGTTTGAGGTTGAGCTCTTGCTCCCACGCCTTGATCCACTGCGTCAGCGTGTGCTTGACGAAATGGAGATCTTGCTGCTCCGTGTTCGAAAACGTGCCGTGCGTCAGATCCTGAAGAAACACCGGCGGGATATCGAAAATCCTGGCGATTTCCTCAATCTGGAAGCGGCGAGCCTCTTCCATCTGGGATTTCTGCGGATCCACACCTACCGGCTTCAACTCATGCCCTGCAGGCATGATCATGACGTTTCGACGCTCGGCGTTGGCGTCTTTAACCGCCTTCTCGACGTCTTGCGCCGCCCTCGTTGCAGCTGCAGGCGACGGCATTGGGCCATAAAGCGCCAGCGGAGGGACGCCGCCATTAGCGAAGAACTTGCGAGCGTACTCGTCAAGGGCCAGCGCTAGGCCGACGGCGCCCTTGAGCTTGCTTACCGGATCGACATGCGTGATGCCGTCCGGCTTCAGCATGAATGTCAGGTCGATGACTTCGCTGGCCGCGTAGGTGACAGTTCGCTCGCCATCCCTATACCGGTAAGACTTGCGGCCGTTATTACGCTCAATCGTCAGTTTTTCGACGTCGAGCGGCCAGATGTTCATCACCCTGCCGGCTTTATTGCGCTCGATGAACGAGACGCCGCGGCCACGCAGAAGAACGCTCACCATCATGGCCTTGCGCCACATGAATGACGTTAGTTCGTCATTGGGTGCATCGTGAAGAATGCCATAAAGCGGGTCGTTTTCGACCGTCTCTCGGCCTTTCTCGCCTTTGCGAAAGACCTGGAGCGGCAGGCTGGCGATCGTGCCGGCAATGAAATTGATGGCACACCATACAGCCGGCACCTCAAGTGCCGTTTCGTAATTGACAACAACGCCAGCGACGCTGTGCCATTCACTGAACAGCGTGCGCCAGGCATTGGGGTCGGAAAGCGAAACGCTCGGGCTTTCCATGGTGGCTCTGGTTTCCGCCGCCACCCTATCCTTAAAAGGCCACATACATATTCCTTGCCGCCGTCATACGACGGCAATCTTAAATTCTGGATCTTCCCATGGAGACTTCGCAGGCTTGATCTCTGCAAACCCGTCCACCGCAGCCCCAACGGCCATCGCCGCAGCCACGGCAGGGTCGATGCGCACCGTGCTTTTCTTCTTGGAGAACCACTGGTTGCCCATGAGCGGATCCGTCTCGATCGCAACGCCCATTAGGGCGCCCAGCAATACGGGCGAGCGCCGCAGGCGAATGCGCTCCTCCAGGATGAGGGTTTCTAGCGCGCTCACCGAGCCAGGCATCCACAGACCAAGCGGAGGCTCAAGGCCAGCATCCTTTGCCGCCTGCACCTTCTCTTCGTCAGGCTTGGCTCGCTTCTTGCCACCCTGCGGGTGCGCAACCGTCTTGATGTCCACGCCGTATTCGTCGAGCTCTGTTTCGAACTTGTCGAACGCATAGCGGTCAAACGCCAAAACGCCGATACCGTGTTCCGTGTTGAGGCGAGCGAATAGTGCGGCGACATGGTCGTAACGGATGCGAGCACCTTCCGGCGCGTTGATATAGCCCTGCTCGAGCCACAGTCTGTAGGGCACATGGTCCTGCTTCGACCGCTCGTCCATCGTGTCTCGCGGCGTCCACGCCTCGATCCACAAGTCGTAGGTAGGCAGGTCGGCTTCGGTCCCATCTTCGCGCTTAACGCGCTTGGTGCCGGTTTCGACTGCGAATGCAGCTGCGGTCAGATCCTTGGCGCCGGACAAGTCCAGGCCGGCCGCATCGATCTTCTTGCCCCTGTGCTCTTCGTATGGATCGAAATCGACCATCACCTTTTCTAGCAGCGGGCGCGGGATCCATGCGGTGTCCGCTTCGGTCCAGACGCAGAAATGCAAACGGAGAATGCCGTTGCGCTTCGAAGGAATGTCCTTCGCCTGATTGACGACGCCGGCCAAGTAGTCGTGCTTCAGCGTGACGCCAAAGAGCGGATTAGCCTTCTGCCAGCAGGTCGGGTCGGTGAACGGATCGTCGTCCCGGTCGAGCGCGCAGACATACGAAAACGTCGTGTCGTCGACGACCTCGCCGACATAGGTGAAATCGTCATCGGGCGTCTGTGTGCCGGCCGCAACCTTGACCGCGTGCTGGTGCTCATCCCAGCAGATGCTGTTTCGATCCGTGCCGCTGTTCGTAATCATGAACAGCAGCGGCTGCCGGCGAAACTTGAAGCCGCGTTCGAGCATTTCGATGACCTTGCCATCGGGATGCTCGTGAATTTCGTCGCACAGCGCCACATATGGGCGCGGTCCACTGTGCGCGCCCTCGCGAGAGATCGGCCGGAAGAATGAACGCTTCTTGAGGTACGAGAGGTTCCAGACCGGATTGCCGCCAGACGGCGTCAGCTTAGCCTTCAGCGAAGGCGACTGCTCATACATGGCGACGGCGTCGCGGAACAGAACGAATGCCTGATCCTTGTTGGCAGCAGCGGCGTAGATTTCGGCAGCCGCCTCACCGTCGGCGGTCAGGCAGTAGTGCCCAATGCCGGCCGCCAGTGGCGACTTGCCGTTACCCTTGCCCTCTTCGATGTAGACGCGCCGAAAACGGCGCAGAATTGCGCCGTCTGTCTCAACGCGCTTCCAGCCGAAGATCGAGCCGATCTTGAACTGCTGCGAAATATGCGGGTGGAATGGCCTGCCCTCGAACTGGCCGCCATTCAGGCGAAGCACCGCCGGAAAAAACCGCAAGACGCGATCGGCCGCATCCGGGTCCCAATGGATGCCCCTGGCCGGGCCGTTGATGCGATCGTTCTTGTGTCGCTGGCATGCGTTCCGAACGTGCGGGCCAGCAATGATGGTGCCGTTTATGACGGCCTCGGCGTATTCGTCTACCGGCCCGGTCGGATATGCCGGGTTGAAGTGGGCCGGGAGCTTTACGCTAGTCGAAGAACTCGTCGGCCGGATCCGTCTTTTCGCCATCCGGTTTAGCTCCAGCCTTGCTGGCATCCGCCGGCGTTGCTCCCATTTGTCCGTAGCATTGCCGAAGGAGGTTCATGGCCTGGACGCCGACGTCATCACCCTTCATCATCCTGCCGCGGATGTTCGCAGCGATCGCCAGGTGGCCGCGGTGGCTGTGATTCAGCCATGGCACCTCAGATGCAATTTCGCGCCACGCCTTCTGGGCGTGCTCGTTCAGCCAGTCGAACGGCTCGCCGACGGTCTCGTCGACGGCAGGTTCATTGCGGCCCTTGAATTTGGTTTTTTGCTTGTCGGCGTGGCCGGTGATTTCCGCCTTGGCCTTCGGCGTGCGCGGCCTAGCCATGCGATACCCTCAACATTTCAATCGAAAAAATGTGCAGGAATGCCCATCGCCGTTTCCCCGCTTGGCATTATTCCAGACCTTGAACCGCCCCTCCCCATCGTTGCATGAATGCAACACTAAAGAGGCCATCCGTCGGCGCCATAGACGACGACGCGCTTGCCGTGATCCTCAAGCTGACCTCTCGATGAGTGGCAGGACTTGCATGTGCTGATGAATGGACCAGACCAGAACAGATCAAGGTCGCCCTTATGAGCGACTGCATGGTGCACTTCATTTGCAGCCGTGACTTCTTCGCGTTCAAGGCACCACTCACAGAGTGGATGAGCCGACAACTGCGCATCACGAAGGCGGCGCCACCGCGCCGTCTTGTATAAGTGGAGCCATGGCGTATTGGCGCGGTACTTGGTCATGCTGCAAACGCGAACAGACTTGCCTGATTGGGTGGAGTGTCGCTCTTTGCCGCGTTGCACTTGCGGCAGGCACACTGCGTGTTCATGTAACTGTGCGCTCCGCCAAGTGACAACGGCATGATATGATCAAGCTCTGGAGCCCTATCCTCATAGGTGCCGCGCAGCTTCCTCGGCGTCTTCACGCCGCATATCTGGCACTTCCACTTGTCACGTTCGAAAACCTTTATTGGGTCTACTGTTTCCACAAGGACGCCGCGCAATCTGGCCTTCTCTTTCTTGCGGCGGCGCCTGTTTCCATTTCGTTTAGCGCATGATTTTGAGCAGTATATTGATCGCTTCTCCCCATATAATGGGGAGAACGCATTGGAGCACTCAGCGCATGGCCGTATAGACCTGTCGACGTTGTCGTTAGCAACGCTGCTAGCCAATGCTTTAATCCTATCGGCCTTAAGTCGACAGAAATCAGAGCATCTCTTATTCTGCGCGTTCTTCGTGGTGAAGCGATCGCCGCAAACATCGCAGAAAAGTTTGTGGACAATAAAAGACGCTGGCTTGGATGGGCGCAAAACAAGCAATGCGGCCATTCCAGAAGTGCCGCTGCACGTCTTCGAGCAGAACCTAGGCGGCAACTTATCCTTTTTGATCTTCTTAAATGTGATCCCGCAGAACTCGCAGACACGCTCTGGCGCTCTGGCCAAGCGCCGCTCTTTTTCACCGGCGTGATCACGAACACGAGGCTTGTTATCATTGGCAGCAACAGGGCCGCCGAATAGGGCATCCATCAAGGTCTCGACTCCTTGCGACCTCATGTAGAAGCGGGTGAGCCGAAGCCCACCCGCAGAACCAGCGCAAGAGGTCGAGAATTGCGCCGATCGTCAAAACGAAAGCGGCCGCTCGACCCCACGATAGCAGGGGAGCAGCCGCAGGATTACCACGCAGCGAGAGGAGGCGCGCATGGTAATGGTAGATGGCAGCCGCCGCAGGACCGAGACCGGCCAACGAGGCGATGTCGTGGGGCAGGCCCTATAACTGCCAATTGACCACCAACATCAGCGCGTCCGCTGCGTCGCCCTGTCAGTTCAGGGGCTAGACATGAACATGGCGCAACCGTAGCTCGCCAAGCCAGAGGATCATGGGTGGGACATAGTTACGCCAACCTCAGCGGCTGCAACCAACTGCAGCATGTGTCAGCGCCCGTCGCATAGCGCACGGAGCCAATTGGGGCGTCGCAACTACGTTGCGCTACCCCTTCGCTCTACTCTCCCCGAGATCGCCGAAAGTCAGGTTGCTGTGGAATTTTTCGCAGATTTGGCCAATTCAAGCGCGTCTGCCAGGTTATCGTTCGCAGCAACCAGAAGCCGGCGGCCCGCTTCAATGGCGTATTGCCCTTTGTACCCTCGGGACTGCCCGATCTCCTTTAGGCTGCTGGCTTTGACTGCAAGGGTGAGTGTCTTGAAATGGTCGTCTGCCATTCCGCTTACCGCGGCAAGCCACTCGCGGCGCTCCTCGCGTTGGCTGACGATATCCTGCCACATGACGGATCCACCGCCGGCGCAGGTCGTCTTCTGCATTCCCAGGAAGCTGTCGGCCACCTTGGCTGAACCGCATGGCAGGCCATCCGGGTAGCGAGTGAATGTGACTTTGGACATGTCCGTGTTGTCATAGGCTGCAGCAAGCTCTGCCTTGGCTTCATCGTGGGTTAGCTTGATGCGGGCGCCCTTGTGGCGGCGCCCAGTGACATAGCGCGCCTTCTTCGTGTCGAGCACTTCGGCGAAATATCCGTTGCTGTCGGTGACTTCCTGCGGGTTTTCGTCGCCACCTAGCGCCACATCGACCTTGTCGCGGGAGCCAAGCATCGCGCCGGTTGGCATCCTCGCCGCGTATTCCTCGAGCTTGCCGTCAAGCGTATAGCGATAGGCTCGCTCGGTCTGCGTGCCGTCGCTGAATCGCAGTCTGCCGATTCTGACGACTTGGCCGGATGCGTTTGTTTCGACGTCGCCATACTGGCAGTTTTTCATAATCTCTGCCACCGACGGCGTGACGAGACGCTTCCGATCGTGCTTGAGGTCGGCAACCTCTTCTGGATCATTGTCGTTGGCCGCGACAAGCGACCAATTCGTCTGCACTGGCTCCGGCGCGTGATCCGGCTGCTGAACGTATGTGCGAAGCGCCTCAAGCTGTTCTGCTAGCGATGCGTGCCGTGCCACTTTCGTCTCCTGCAATCGTGGTGAATGGTGATTGCAGGATATATAAGGTTTTCAATCGCAAATGACAAATTTGTCAATCGTTACCGCGAGCAACTACCGTGAAGAGCAAACCTTCTTCGTCTGCTGCTGGACGGTGCGTAGGTAGACGCGCAGGCCGTTCTGCAGATCCTGCGAGACGTTGGTTCGCTCCGCGTCGTCGAGTGCTTGCCATGCATAGGCTTCGATGAAGCGCGACAGGCGGCAGTCGTTGCTGACGACGGCCTGGGCGTGGGCGGTGGTTGCTATGATGGCGGTCGCAAGGGCGATAAGGGTGCGTTTCATGATGGTCTCCTCTCGTGGTGTCGGTTGCGATGGTGGGTCTGGTGGCTGACCTAAATTCCACAGAAAATCTTGACGTACAGCAGCAGGATGGAGGGGCCAAGAATGACCCCGACTAAAGCTATCGCTTGGTGTCGGTTTATCATTTCTTGAACTCCACCTTGCCCTTGGCCTCGTGGGTCAGCATGATCATGCCGCGCACATCGATCAGGCCATAGCCGAATTTAGCGGCTAACTTGCGAGCGGCTGCATTCACTGCCTGGAAGCGGTATTCGCCGTTGATTTCGATCTTTTCAAACTTGGGCATTTCCGTCTCCTCAGTGGCGTTTCGTTCGGTGATTATCCTTCTACACCCATTCTACAAATTTGTCAAGCGTCTGCGGACAGCTGTTCCTTGATGCGCTTGATGGTCTCCAGCTGATCGGCCCAGAACCGGCGATCGGCTGCGCGCCGGGCGTGGTAGTGAAAGGCCAGCTGACAGACCTTTTCGATTTCAGCGAGTTGTTCTGGCGTCATTGGTTGCGCTCCTCATTGTGGTGGTGGTTGGCTGGTGGGTTGTAAGATCTAAGCGACGTTGCTGGGGCGTATGTTGTCGTTGTCTGCAACAATTTCGGGGAAGTTAAGGTAGACATCGCTGCCATAGTAACTGATCACGGCGGCATCATATGCCTTGGCAGCCTCATCTGCGTTATCGTATCGGCCTAGATGCTTGCTCTTCCCGCCGATCTCGATTTGGGCTAGCCATTTGTTCTTGGTCTTGTCAAACGAAACCCCCTTATATCCTGATTGGTTAGCCTTGGACGGACCACGAACCAACCTCATCCGTCGCTGCTTATTTCGAAGATCTTCACATTCCCATGCTGCAGTAAGGGCGACGCGTACACTTTCGACGTGCTCGTTTGACTTTGGTTTGCCACGCAGCGCCGCAGATGTTTTCTCCCTCTCTGCCGGATCCATATATCTCTTTGCGATTGCGGCGGATGTCATTTTTCGCTGATTTTGATCTTCGTACCTTTTACGCTGCGCATCGCTCCACTTTTCCCTTAATTCTGGATCCTCAAGCAGTTTGCGCATCCGTAAACTTTTCTTCGCCTTATTCTCGTCAGTTATAACAGCTCCGCTTGAGCCTTCGCCGCCGTCAGTGAGATTGCAAAGAGTCCCACCGTCACTCACCCTTTTGTGCTTGGCTATCAGTTCGATCTCAAGTTTGAACGCATCAGACTCGGACAAGCCACTGGCCACGCGCGTCACAGTCGGCTCCAGGTTCATATCCTTCAGTTTCGTGATAATGTTCTTGAAGTGGGCATTCCGGCGGTGTGTATTACCCGCCCTGCTTCCCTTACCCTTGCCTACATAGAAAATCTCGTCCTTATCGGGGCGATGCCATGTGTAAACATAAAACTCATGTGCTTGGCCAGTCTCTTGGTCGGTATCCTTGCTCATATGCCCTCATCAACAAATTAAGCAGATGCGGCACTGGTCGCGGGTTGGTTGCGCGCTCGTAGCTGGAAATCTGGAGTGCGCTTGAGTAGCCGAGAACCGTTGCCAATTGCGATTGGGTTAGGCCAATCCGATTGCGTATTTCTTTGAATTCTTCATTTGTCATGGTGACTTCTATATATATGTCATTTGCCATAGTATTTCAAGTGCCATACATCGACAAAGTCTCGCCTTTTGCAATCCAGCCACGAACAATGAAAACGGCCTTATCGGCGGCCTCAGACGGAGTTGATGCCTCCACGACCTCGATCTCAAAGCCAAGGGCGCGAAGCAACGGAAATCGCTTCTCCTGACTATCAGTGAGCGAGCCCTCCTCGCCCTTGAACTCTATCGCCTTGAGCGTGCCGCCAAAAAAATATAGCCTTAAATCTGGTTCGCCGGCAGCCATGCCTGCCGCCTTCAGTTTTACTGCGGCGTTGCGTCCACGAAATCCAGATCCGTTTTGATCGGCCGCGAGGGTGAATGTTCCTGGCCGCGTTTTCGAGACATCGGAGACGTACTCCGGCATGCGTTTTATAAGCTTGACTGCTTCGATCTGGAGATCGATCTCAAGCACTGGTGCCTGCTCTACCGTAACCTTCGTTCCACCGTCCTTGCCGGTCGTCGTCACGATGCGCACGCGCTTGCCGTTCATGCGGGTTGTCTGTGTCTGCCGTTTTGCCATTTTTTGCTCCACCTCGAAAAAGTGCTCCACCACCTGTTTTGCTCCACCACCCAAAATCTTGCTCCACTACCCCGCTCTACCACCCCCACCCCTAAAGGGGATGGGGTGGTGGTGGAGCAGAGTGGAGAGGTAGTCACGAACCCGGTTTGCTCCACCTTGCTCCACCCTAAAAATTGGGTGGTGGAGCAGATTTTTGCTCCACTGCTCCACCCTGCTCCACCGGCTGTTTTGGGGGTGGTGGAGCAGACTATTTGGTTATGCTGCTGGCGCCGGATCTACCCAATTTGCGCTCTTGATGTACGGCACCAATTTGCGGGTTTTCAGATCCTGGAGACGATGCTTGACGATGTCGCCCTGCTTCATCCAGTTGTCCATGAGGCGCACGATCTTGCGCTTGTCGCCCTTGTCGTCGGCGTCCATGCCCAGCACCCGCGCCACGGCATAGCCGGCCCATTCGTTGGACTGGTCGCTGGCGCGCCAGTCCTGGCCGTCGAGCAGAGACTTGATTGCGGCCAGCTGCTCGCCGGTCACGTCCTGCGCGATTTCCTCCGCCGTCGGCCACTTGAACTCAGCCACGACAGGCGCAAAGTCCTGCGGCTTGGTTAGCCCTCGCCCGTTGCCCAGCGGCACGCTGACCAGTTTGCGCCAATCCAGTTTGGACGATAGCGGCGTCAGGTTTGCCTTGCCGTGGTTGACCGAGAAATACCCGAAGCGGTCAGCCCGATCGATCCCGGCCTCTGACGCCTGTTCGTCCGACATGCGGTTTAGAACGCGCACCGATCGTGCCGCGCCGATCAGTGACACGGCGCCTCGAGCGTCTTCCACTGTCGCCTCTCGGTCAGCTACCTTGCGCAGATGGTGCACGATATCGATGGCGCAATTGGTGTAGTCGGCGATCTGCGCCCATAGCTTCGCCACCTTGTCGATGGCGCCGTTGTCGTTCTCGTTGACGCCGTGGGTAGAAACGAACGGGTCAACAATCATGACGTCGATGCCGTTGCGTTCGATCTGCTCGACCACAGCCTCGACTATCGGCTCCTGGATCTTCACGCCTGCTTTCTTGTCCTCGATAGCCACCACAAGCTCCTGCTCGCGGCCGCTATCTAGGAACAGATGGCCTTCGATGTCAGCCGGAGATAGGTTGTAATGGATGCAGGCCGCCATGATGCGGCGCTCCATTTCGTCGCGCGGATCCTCGGCATTAAAGACCCAGACCTTGAGGCGCTGCGGTGGCTTTACGCCCAGAAGCGCGCGGCCGGAGGCCATGGCTAGACTTTCGGCCAGGCTCAGGCTGGTTTTGCCCAGGCCGCCCGGACTGACCGTCACCGAGACATATTTCCGGATCAGGTGCGTGCCGTAGGCGAATTCTCGCCGCGGTAGCGTCTTTGGGTCAATCCACTTGAACGCCGTGGCGTGCAACGGGCCGGTGGGCGGCTCTGGCTCTGGCTCGGCGGGTGGTGGTTCTGGGGTCGGCTGGTTGTCGTTTACTGGCTCATGCACCACGTCCTCGTCGACCACGGCAGGCGCAGTGCGGGCTTTCGACAGCCCATTCTTAATCATGCGGCTGATGTCAACGAGGCGCGTGTTGTCCTGCTTGAATTCCGCCTCTGGGATAGACCGCGGCTGCCGCATGCCGGCATCAAGCCCGCGGCGGATCTTGGCCCGTGTCTCGCGCTCGCCGTCCTTCTGCGCCACGCCGTTCGCCTGGGCTGCGCTGTAAAGTGCGGATTCGGCCTCAGACCGTGACAGTGCGCCGGCGCCGACAAACTGGCCCAGAGCATAGGCACTTGCGTTCAACTGCGCACCTCGGCCGCCCTGCCCGGCTGTCGCCAGCAATGCAAGCTCATCGTCTACCGCCTTATTGACGTAGTGGTCGTTGGTGCCGGCTTGGTAGCTGAATGGCTGGGCCGGGCCGGACGAGGCTTGTCGCGGCAGCACGAGCTCAAGCAGCCAATCCGGCGCGTCTGTGATCGGCGCCTCCGAGATCCATTTGTAATGCCGTCCGTCGGCCATGACGCTGCCAGGCATGACGACGTAGCCGCCCTCACCTCTCACGTCGACGCCCGATCCCAAGCCGCCGCGGTTGCGCACGCCGTTCACATGTCGGAAGAATATATGCGTGCCGCCGTTAGCCGTCTTGGCGCGCTTCGTCTCCGGCAGCGGGCCGTTGGCCGATTCCATGGCCTCAAGCCATTGGTGGCCGTCGGCAACACCCGGCTTGAGATCGAGATCGAGCACCCAAAAGCCAGAAGGCGCGCCCGTAGGCACGCCGACAAGGGCATCAGGATTGTCGCTCCACCATCTCTGGATTATGCGCGCGAACCGGCTGGCGCCGCGCAGGCCGTTGCTGGTGTATGGCGTCTTTTCGTGCTTCGTCTCGATCTCGCCGGTTGATGGGTCGGTCACGTCTTCCGGCTTGGCCCTGCATGGAAAGACCGGATAGCCAGCGGCGACATAGTGTTGTGCTAGTTCAAGCGGCTCCAATGCGGGTCTCCTGGTTGTCGTTGGCTGCGCTCGGCATCAGCGCCTGGATGCGCTTGCCAAGCCATGCGAACTTCGGCACCGCCCAGCTGTTGCCGAGCGCCTTGTAGCGCGGGCCGTCCGGGCATTGGTCGGCTGGCTTGCCTCGCCATGGTATGGCAGTGTAGTCGTCCTGGAACCCTTGCAGGCGTTCGCATTCGCGGGGTGTGAGGCGGCGGACTGCTGATGTGAGTACGTGCGGCTTATCACCGCCACCTTGGCCAGCCCGCAGCGCCGTTGCCACGTCGCCGCCGAGCTCTGCCGTTGCGCCGCCGTCTCTGCCTCGAATGGCTACGGTTTGAGCTAGGTAGCATTGCTGCTTTGCACCCGGTTCAGCCGCAAGTGCGCCAACGATAGCGCCGTCTCCTCCCATGAGCCGCACTTCGTCGCGGCTATTCTGGACGAAGGCGACAGCATGGGGCTGGCCGCTGGCCATAAGATTGTACGATGTGCCGGCATCAACGACACCCATGCCAGGATTGCGCAAACGAACCACGCCAGCTGCATCCGCAGACGGCGTGACAGCTTCACCAGTGCGGCCGATGGAATCGGCATGGATGCATAGGACGCCTGTTGTGTGACCATCGGTGTCTAGTGGGCCAGTCATGTCACCATATTGGATCACGTCCGACTGCCGCGCATCAAAGGCGTGCGCCACCATTGTGGTGGTTTCGTAGTCCTGCGACGAACCTTCGCGCGTTGCGACGCAACGCGCGATTTCTGGCGCAAACACCAAGTTTTCAGATCCGCCGCCGTTGTCACCGCCAGCGGCGCGGACCGCGCCGCTCACTTCTGCATCGCGGTAGCTTCCAAGGCTGCTTGCAGAGTAGGTGGCAACGTCTTTCCCCGCTTCTCGGCTCGGCGGAGAATACCGACGCAGGCCGTCTTGCTCAAAAAGAACCGCGGCGGGATCTGCCCCATTTCCAAAATCTGCGACAACGATGACACGGCGGCGTCGTTGGGCCACTCCGAAGTATTGAGCATCGAGGACACGCCACGCGGCACGTCCTTTTGGTCCAGAGACCATACCTGCACCTGGCCATTTTCCTCTTGCCGGCGGCTCGATGGCGGAATCCGCTCCCACAAGCCCCGCGAGGAAGCAGCCGAAGGCGTTGTCTTTGGTGCTGAGAACGCCGACGACGTTTTCCCAAACGACATTTCGAAGTCCATTGTTAGCTGAAAGCTCATGCGCAAGCCTCACGAATTCGAGTGAAAGATTGCCGCGTGCGTCGGCAAGTGACTGACGAAGGCCAGCCACGCTGAATGCCTGGCACGGCGTACCGCCAGCCAGAATGTCCACACGGCCAAGCTTGCGGACGTCAATTTTGGTGAAGTCGCCGAGGTTCGGCACATCAGGGTAATGGTGAGCGAGCACAGCCGATGGGAATTTCTCGATTTCGGAATAGGCCACAGCGCGCCAACCAAGCGGATGCCATGCGCAACTGGCCGCCTCGATGCCGGAGCACACGGACAGGAAGCGCAGGCCGGTGTGGTTGTCGTTTGCGTGTTCCATCAAAACGGCGCCTCCTTCAACACTTCCCTCAACCGCCGCGCACACCCTTCCCATGCCGCCTTCACGAGCATGCGCTGGTCGAGCTCGTCATAAACAGACAGCTCAGTGCCGATACCACGCTCAGCGATCCACTCGCCGACCGCGTCAACGCCGCCGTCGAGCGCGGCCAGCTCATATTGATCCAGGGCCCGTATTTTCTTGTAATCGTCGATCGCCACGATGCACCTCCTGCATAAATATTGCGGGTCGCCAGGCTTGTGGTTGATGCCCAGTGCCACGGCACGCATGCCGCAGCAAAAACATGTTGTCGGGTCGCCGGAGGCGTCGACCGTCGGCGTGAATGGGATGATGGGCTTGCCGGGTAACTTGGTCATGCTGCCGCCCTGGCCGGCCGATTGTCGTTCGCAGCGGCAAACAGATCGGAGACCGGCTGCTCTTTGGTCCCGAGCGCGGCAATGTTCTTCACGGCCTGCCGGAAGTAGGACGGCTTGAGCTCGAAGCCGATGCCCTTACGTCCCATCTCGACTGCCGAATAGACCTCGCTGCCGATGCCCAGGAATGGGGTAAGCACCGTTTCGCCAGGCAGGCTCCACAGATCGATGCAGCGCTCGATCACATCGAGCTGCAACGGCGAGATATGCTGCTCGTCCTGTTCGTCCCGGCCGCCACGGTATTGCAGCGTGCGGGTCTGGCGGATGTCGCTCCACACAGGCGACGCGTAGCGCTGCCAGACGAAGACTGACCGCCACTGCTCGAAACTCCAAGGTGTGCGGCCATCCGCGATCGTCTCGGCAGCGTGCCGGTCGTAGGCCTCACGGCTCACGTCAAGACCGCCATCCTCGCCAGGCTGTGAGCCAACGAATGCATCAAACATGCCGTCGACGGGCTCCGGATTGTCGCCGGGCTTGCGGAAGGAGACGATATAGTCGGCGAGCCCCTGCCCGCTGATGCAGCTGTCCTTCGTGATCTGTTTGTGAAGCAGGCGAATCGACTTGGTGCGCTGCTGGGCGACGACCGGATCCTTCCAGATGCAGACTTCCGAGTGGAAGATCCAGCCGGCATCCTCATAGGCGCGAATGATCTCGCCGCGGAAGTCGCGCATGCCGATGAAGCCGTTTCTTCTCTTGCTGGTCGGCAGCTGCATGCAGTGCACCGAGTGGATTCGGCCAGGCTTGGTCACGCGCAGCAATTCCTGGATCAGGAATGCATAATGCGTCCAAAACCCCTCGCCCTCGTTGTTGCTGATGTCGCGATCGAAGCTCGAGAATTTGTAAAGGCCTTCAAACGGCGGAGAGTGGATGCCGAAATGCACGCTGTCGCCCGGGATGGCGCGGATCAGCTCGCACGAGTCGCCCTCGTAGATGGCGTAGTTGTCAGTGATTACCTGGTTCACTGCGTTGATGCCGGCAGTCACGGTTGCTGCGGTATTGGTCATATCGGTCTCCTCGTGGTGGTGGTCAGGCGGCGAGCCATGTCGGGATCTGCATCGGGATTTTAGGATCGTATCCAGCCTTCTCGCGCACCTGCGCATTGATGGCGGCCTTCGTGATGTTGGCGGTGTGCAGCACCATCGCGGCCGCCATTCGGTCGGCGTCGGCCTCTTTCCGGCGCAGGTTGGCGACGACTGCGCCCTCGGTCTCCGCGGCGATGAAATGCGCCGTAACTTCGTTTTGCTGGCCGAAGCGCCAGAACCGACGGACTGCCTGATAAATTTGCTCGAAGCTGTCGTTCAGTCCGACGAAACCGGTATTGCAGCAGTGCTGCCAGTTCATGCCAAAGCCGGCGATCGATGGCTTGGTGACAAGCACGCGAATGCGGCCCTCGCTGAAGTCGATCAGCTTCCGTTCCTTCACGTCTTCCTTGTCGGATCCGCGTACCTCGACGGCTCCCGGAATGGCGGCCGCCAGCGCTTCGCTCTCGGCATTCAGGTTGCACCACCAGACAAACGGGCCATCTGCCGGCGTGATGCTGGCCGCAAATGCAACGCGATCACTCACACTCTCACGGCGCGCCTTGATGCGCTCTTGCATCGTGGATGCCTGCTTGCCGAGAAGGTCTTCAGACGCGGCCGAGAATGTCACCGTATGGTGAATTTGATGAAGCGCCGGCAGTTGGTAGGCACCGTCCTCGTAGCCGAGATCAGACGGCTTCTGCAAAAGCACGGCCCATGAGGCCATCCACCGCCAGAAGTCGTTTTCGGCGTGTCCTTTTAGCCGCCACTTCTGCGTTTCGCCGCCGTCGTGGGTGAAGAACGTGGCCAGCATGTCGGAATAGGACATGATGCCGAGGAATTCCGCCTGATTGCCGAGCTCCATGAAGTCGTTCGGGGATGGCGTGGCGGTCGCAGACAGCCGAAATGGAATGTTGTGGCAGGCGTCGACGAGCTCATTGCGATAGTGGCCGGTCTCGGCTTTGAGAATGCTGCTCTCGTCGAGGATCACACCACCGAATTCGTTCAGATCGAAATGCTCGATCTTCTGGTAGTTGGTGATGTTGATGCCCGGGCCAACGTCGGATTGGGTGCGGACATGCCGTGCCGGTATGCCAAATTTCTCAGCCTCGCGCACCATCTGCGCCGCCACGGCCAGCGGCGCGAAGTGCAGCACGTCGCCCTGCGTTGCCGTGTGGACGGCATGCCCCCACGCCAGTTCCATGAAACTCTTGCCGAGGCCGGTGCCGGCGAAGAGCGCCGCACGGCCGCGCTTTAGCGCCCAGGTGACGATGTCCCGCTGGAACGGGAATAAACCTGGCGGCAGGTCTGGAATCTGCGATAGACCAGTCGGCGGATCCAAGATCGCCTTTCTGGCCAGGAAGGCGGCATAGGCATCCGCTTGCGCCGATGGCGCAATGTTCATGTTCATATTATCTCCTCTTGTGCCGTTGGTCGGCTTGTGGTGTCCCGCGCGTTGGTGGCGCGCGGTTAGATGGTGGTGCTAGGGCGCAGAATTGGGGCGGATTGGCACGTGGCGGTAAGAGATCACCAAGCCAAGAAAGCAATCGCGCTCAACTTCCGTCTCGTATCCTTCTGGTGCCGACGGCGGGTCGACAAATCCCCAAAGTGGCTTCCACACCGGCTCGTTGTCGCACTGGCAGACCTTATCGCACTGATATTGAGGCATGCCGACGGACTCGGCGTATTCGCAGCCGTCTTTGCATGGCATCAGGCTTCCTCGCCATCAGGAGCGGTTACCAACCGCAACACCGCACGGATTGCCTCAGCCGATCTCTTGCAACGTGTCGCAACCGATCGAGCCTCATTCGAAATACGAAGCTGGCGCATCGTAAAATCGTCTCTGCTCTCGGCGTGGAATGCCTCGACGTGCGGCTTTAACGCGTCGTGCAACAGGCTTTCTGCATAGGCGGAAGCCTCGTACCCGGCGGCAAGGCTCTCGAGTTCGGCGCGATGCTCTGGCGACAGAACAAAGTCTGCCAAATCCCAAGGCCCATGGTCCTCGCCCGTAAGCGCGGCCAGCTTCTCGCCGTCGGCAATGAGGGCGGCTTGCATTTCTTTGTCGAACATCAGCGCGCCTCCATCTTGTAGTCGCAGTAGAAATCCGTCGAGGCGAAGCAGAGGCCGAGCGATGGTGAGTATCCCTCCTCGTCGACGTCATCTGGGCGTTCCACGCGATTGCATTCGACGGATCGCGCAACAACCTTTCCATCGAAGTCATCAGAAGGTTTTTCACCTTCATAGATCGTGATGCCTTCGACATACTCCGGCCATTCCGGGTCGCATTGGTCGCGATAGATGGCTATCAGGTCGTTGCCAGCCTTCATTGCATCAGCAAGTGTGGCGTGAGGAGTGGAGTCACAGTCGCCTGGATCGTATAGGTGGTAGGTCACGCCGCCACCTCCGCAATTGCCTTGCGGGCAGTATCGATCTTCCGAAGTGCAGGCATGACGTCCCGTCTGATAGCCTGGAAAAGAGACTCCGCACCACCCTCGTATCCACGGATGTATGCCTCGCCCATATGCTTCTTGAAGCAGGTGATGAAGCTTTCGTAGCCGTAGCCAACGATGGCTTCTAGCGCGCGAAGCTCCTGCTCATTCAGCGTGAGAGTTGACGAAAAGCCGACCGTGACTTTGTTTGCTATGGTTGCCATCACGCTGCCACCTTGCTCTCAACGACGGCAAACCCAGGCACTTCCCGCACGCCGGCGCGCACGGCCTCATTCGCCATAGCCTGCACCAGCTCAGTGAACCGCGCCGGATCTTTGGTGTAGGCCCAATCAAGCCCCGCCTCCGCATCCACCAGCGTCGCCGTCCAAACCGTGCGCAGCCCAGTTCCCGTCGTCGCGGCCTTCCATGCCCTGCCAGCGCCACGCTCCAGGCGCCTCGCCTCGGCCAGTTGCTCCTCAGCCTCCTCGCGCGCCGCGAGGTTGCCGCTGCTGGCACGGATGGCCTCGTCGGCTGCCCGCTTTGCTGCGGCCGCTGCTTCCGCCACACGCGCCGCTTCTGCGGCTTTTTCGGCGGCCACGCGAGTGCGCCAGGGGGTCAGTAAGGCGTCGAGCGCAGACTTAGCCATATCGACCTTGCCGCGCTTCGGCTGGATGTACGGATTGTACTTGTCCTGGATCGCCTTGACCTGATCGTCGAGCGGCTTCTTCTCTTCGACGCGCAGCGCGTCGGCGCGCTTGCCGGCCTCGTGAATTTGGGTCCGGAGGTTGTCGATGGCATCGTGCATTTCTGGCGACGTGATCGGCTCGCCGTCGGCCCAGTTCTTGGCCTCGTCGAAGAGATCTTCGATTTCCTGAAAGATGGTTGCGGAAGGCGGCTGGTTGTGGCCGATGGTGGCTGCCGTTGTGACTATGGCGGTGGGGTCGAAGGTGGTCATGCGGTCACCTTCTCGAACTGAACGCTTTCCGAGTAATAGCCATTGGACGAGCCGTACCAACGGATATCAACGTGGCCCTTGATCGTCGCTAACTTGTAAAATGTCCAGGTGCCACTCTCGCTGGCATTCTGATCTTCTTGGCTGACTTCTTCTGCGACAATGATAGGATTGCCTACCAACGACTGAAGGTCGCCTTCGATATCTTCGATCTCAACGCATTCGCAGCAATCCTGCGAATGATACATCTTGAATGTATCGCCATCCGTGGTGACGAAATAGATTTCCTCGTCGCCATCTCTTCTGACTTCGGCAAGTGTCTTGCCTAATAGGGCGTCCACTTCGACGCGGTCGCAATAACCCATCATCAATCTCCTCTGTGGTGTGTCGCGCTTGGTAGGCGCTGGTGATTGTCACTATTGCTGTAAACATACAAATTTGTCAACGCGTCAGAATGGGATATCGTCGTCCAATTCCCACCGCTCCGCGTAGCCAGTGTTGTCATTCGCGGCCAGCGGCACGTTGTCGTTTGCCGGGCCGATGCGGTGCGCCATGACGTCGGGATACTTGGCATTGCGGGCGTAATCCAATTGCACCTCGGCGGTGCTCGCCAGTTCGTGCTGACGCTCGAGCCATTCGAGCACAGTCTTGGGAAACGGCCGCTGCCCGCCGTGGGCCAGCCAATAACGATCGGCTTTCGACTTTGCATAACCGGTATGGGCGCAGCAAAGCCATTCGTTCACGGCCTTCATACCAATCATGTACGTCGCTTTGACTGAATCGGGTTTGTTTTCTTTCCCGGGATGATGCCTAAACGTCCTCGACGAAACCGGAGACCACGGCTTTTCCGTCGACAGCACCGGCGTCGTGTCTGCCTGCGCCGTGATCTTCTCCTCCTCATTCGGCGGGAAGACATAGCCGCAGCACTGGCAGGTCATGATCGATATCGGGATGAGCTCGCCGCAGCCGCAGTTGCCATTCACGTCTAGTTGGTCTTGCGGCAACGTGCCGTCGGGGCAGCGTTTCTTAGGCTGCTCGCCAAGACCTTTGCCGGGCTCGCGTGGCCGGATTTGATCGATCGGCCCATGATAGGCCAAGTTCCGGCCATGGTCGGCAATCAAGCAATCTTCCTTGCCTGCGCAGTTGCGCGTGCCGCGGCCCAGGATCTGCACCAGCTTTCCCGGACTCTTCGTCGACAAGATTAGGGAAATGAAATCGACGAACGGGAAGTTGGTCCCGGTCGTGATCATGCTCACCGAGCTTATGGCCCAATACTTGCCGGCGCGGAAGCCTTCGAAAATCTCCTTTGTCTGGTGCGAGTTGTCGCTGGTCAGCACCGCGCACGTCCGGCCATGCCGGCGGATGGCCTCTGCGACATGATTGGCGTTCTCCTTGCTGGTGCTGAAAAACAGCCCGGCACGCCGCCCCTCTGACAGAACCATGTCCTCGGCGACCGCCGCCTCGATGATGCGCTCTGCAGCCTCCGATACCTGACCCGGGATGTACTCGCCGCCGCGTGAGCCCACGCCTTTAAGGTCAATCTTCGATGTGGTCTTGTGGCTGGTCAGGCGCGTCAGATAGCCCTGCTCGATCAGTTCCCCGATGCCGATCTCATAGACGACATCGTCGAAGAGCTTGAACCGCACCGGCGCGCCAGTTGTAGGGTCAACTGCCTCGTCATCGTCCAAGTCATCGGTCAGCCGGCCAGAGTCCATCCGGTAGTCGGTCGCCGTCGTGCCGCAGGTCCGGCTATCCGGATTGCGTGCGCGCACGTCACGGAAGAACTTGCCGTATTGGGTGTTTGCGTTGCGCGAAATGGCGTGCGCCTCGTCGACGATGACCAGATCAATATCGCCGATCTGGTCAATCTTGTTCCACACGGATTGGATGCCGCAGAACAGCACCTGCGCCCGCGCGTCGCGTCGGTTCAGGCCGGCTGAATAAATGCCCGCCGGCGCGAACGGCAGCAGCCCAAGAAACTCCTGGTAGTTCTGGCCGACCAGAGGCGCAGAATGCGTGACGTTGAGGATCCGCATGTCCGGATAATCGGCCAGCAGCTCCTCAATGAGCTTGGCGATGACGAGCGCCTTGCCCGCGCCGGTCGGCAGCACGATCAAGCCATTGCCGCCGCCTTCGGCCCAATATGCATAGAGCGCGTCAAGGGCGGCGCGTTGGTAGTGGCGGAGTTCAAGCATGGGTGACCTCCTCAAATGGAATGCAGGCCGCGATAAGCCGGCGGCGCATGTCGGCAGTCCCGGTGCCGCCAGGGAACACCAGCGCGAAATCCGGCTGGCCTTCGTCGATCATTTGCTGGTTGCGGCGCGCGCCGGCGGCTTTGCCGAGAAGTTTCCACATGGCCGGAAACGGCAGAACAGCTACACCGCGGCGAAAAGCCCAGTTGGCGGCGCGCCTATCCAGCCCGTCAGCCTCGCCCTCGATCAAAACCGAGATCGGCCGGCGCGCATGCAGTTCGTCGAGTGCCGCGAAGATGCTGGCCGTGTCGCGGTAGTCTCGGCCGCCGGTGACTACTAGGCGCATCAAGCCGCCCTCGCCTTCACGAGCCGGCTGCGCTCCTTCTCCTCAATCTGACGCACGCGCTCCGCGCTGACGCCGAGATCAGCGGCGATAACCGGAAGCGTTTCACCCATTGCGCGCCGAATGACCACGCCGCCATCACGAGTGTCCAGATCGCCCAGCGTCTCGCACAGCTCAACATAATCAACCTGATTGGGCGGAACAGAAAACCGCATGCTCCTGTCGGTCGGGACGGAGCGGTCAAGCGGAACGAAACTGATATTGGCGGCGCGCACGGCGGCTTTTGTAGCCTCGTTCTTAAGGATGCCTCGCATCTGCCACACTAGCCAATTCCACATTCCTCCGTCTTCTCGGAAGTTGCGCCAATGCTCTATCGCATAGGCTATGGTGTCCGTGACGAGATCGTCTCGGTACATCGGCGGCACGCGCTTTGCGGCCAGCCGCTTCAAGCCTGGCAGGTACTCCATGACCCTGGCGTCAAACGAAGCCGGGCGCTCATTGATCGTGTCGCTCATGCCGCCATCCTCGCCAGTTTGTCGTTAAGGCGGCCGCGCGCCAATTCACGCCGCTGGCGCATGGCCTCGCGAGAGATGCCGCGCTCCCGGCCCATATCAGTGAGAGTTTCGCCCATTGCTTCGCGCAGGACAGTTTCGCCGTCTGGTATGGTCGCCAGTGCGGCAAGCGTCTGTCTCAGCGTCACGGCACCCTCCTGGGCTGGCAGCACGCCAATGCAGCTTGCCGCAACTTCTGGAACGCAGATTGCTTTGCGCTTGGCTTGCCGCGACGCGCGGATGAAGTTGCTCGCCGCCCGGCGAAGGATGATCTGCGCCCAGGTGCGAAAGGTTGCCATGCGGCATCTGTCGGCAAGGTGCAGCATGTCCGCGAGAGCGTCTTGCAGCAGTTCTTCGTGGCGAGCGCCGGCCATGTATTTGGCTTGCCGTCGTAGCGATGGAAGGTAGTCAACGAGCGCGGCGTCGAAGCCGTCTGGTCGGTCGGTCATGTCGTCTCCTCTTGTGGTGTGTGGTCAGTCGGCGTTGGTTGCGCCATCAACGTAAATGTCACCAGACGGTGACCGATAAGTGATCGTCTCGCTTTCCTCGTCGCAATCGATCTGCTCGTAGCCGACAAGCAGCGCCGGGATAAACAACTGAGCCGGGCAGCCGGCGTCTTGCTCGGCAAGGGACAACGGCTTGCTCCATCGGGCGCAATCCCATCCGGCGTTGCCATCCATCAGCGGTGTCGAGTGCAGGCAAGAGCGGCAGTGCGCTCGCGCCCTCACCTCGCCCCAACAAACCTCAGCCTGCCGGCAGAACATGCCGCGGAAGTCGTCGCGCTTGCTGCACAGACGACCGGGCGGCTCCGGCATGTTGATGACGCGCTCGATGCGAGCCACGGCCCGCATAGCGAATTCAGCATCATATGGCACGCGTTCCATATACACTTCTTCGTCGTTCTTGTTGGTCATCATGTAGACGACCCGATCGACGCCGAGACCGTGCATATAGAACTGAAAAGTGGCGTAGTGCTCCGGCTTGCCCTTCTGAACGCCGTGCTTCTTGACCTTCGCAAACACCTCCTGCTTGGCTGACTTGCACTCGACGATGTGCTCTTTGGTGGGGGCTTCGAGCAGCCCAAGCGCTCGGCCATCGATCTTCCCGCGGAGATGCCCGCCGGCAGCGCGCACGCGGTCCTGCTCGCCCCACACTTCGCAGCCGACCATGCGCAGCAGGTTGAGCAGGCGCTCTTCCTCGATGTTGCCGCGTTCGAAAATCCTGCGCTTTTGCCAGGTGATCTCTTCCGGCGCAGATGCGCGCCGGAAGGAAAGCCAGATTTCCCGATCGCACTCCACGCCGATGTCACCAGCCGGCACGCCGACCGATTCCCAGTCGTCGTGGCCTTCGGTGAGCGCTTCGTGGATGGCGCGGAGCGTGCTTGACGTGGGCTTGGGGATGGGAGCCATTAGGCGAACATGTCCACGGTCAGTGGGCATCGGTCATTTTCGACCGTCATCATCACTGGTGGGTGCTGCGTTCCTAGCAACCACAGGAAAAGACTTTTGCCAGATGCGATTGCCGCCCGTTCGCCTGCGGACGGAACCCATTCGCTTACCATGGCCGGAGCGTCACCGAACATCGTGTCTACGATCGGCAGGCCGCGATATCCTTGGCTTTCGCCAAGGACTCTCGTTGCGCCGTCAATGTGTGCTATCTCCATCGCCCTAGACCCTCATCGGCATAAGAGTGACGTCGAGCGCCGGATAAACCGGAGACGTGACCAACGCCGGCGAGCCAGCGTCGCGAAGAGCCAGATTGACGAGACCGGCTGGGAAGACCTGCAGCGCGTCCCGGAAGTAGATCGAGTTGAACCCGATATCGACCGGCTGGCCGCTGTATTCGGCCGACACTTCGTCGGCTGCGTCGCCGCGCTCCATGGAGCGAACAGTGAGCGCGATGGCACCGGGAACGATGGAAAGCTTTACGGCGTTGCCGCGCTCGCTGCTGACAGTGGCGACGCGGTCAGACGCCTTCAGCAGATCATCCTTATCGGCGCTGGCAACGAGCTCGTTTTCCGTCGGGATGACACGCTGATAGTCGGGGAATGTCCCGTCGATGAGCTTACTGGTGAGGGTGAAGTCTCCCGAGGCGATGCGGATCAGGTTCTCGCCGACGGATACCTGCGCCGCGCCCTTCGGCAGCATGCCTACCGTCTTCTGCGGCACGATGATGCCGTCGAAGTCCGGAAGCTCAACGCCGACATGCCGCGCCAGGCGGTGGCCGTTGGTGGCAACCGCTACAGCCGAGCCATCCTTGACATGGAAAAAGACGCCATGGAGGAACGGCCGATTGGCATCATTACCGATCGCGAACGCCACCGGCGCGAAGAGCGCGGCAAGATCCACATCGAACGATGCCGCATAGGTTTCGTCACCGAAGCTCGGAAAATCCTTTGCATCAAGCGTCGCCAGCTTGAACACGCTGCGGCCTGATTTCACGATCAGGCGGTCAGCCTCCAGGCTGAGCGAGATATCGCCGCCGGCCTTCTTCGCGATATCTGCCAGCAGCTTGGCGTCGACACAGATGCGGCCAGAGGCGGCAACTTCAGCAGGCGCGCGGTCGGTGGCAACTATATCAAGATCGGTGCCGGTGACTGTTAGGCTGTTTGCGGTGGCGTCAAGCAGCACATTGCCGAGGATCGGAATGACGTTTCTCGCCTCGATAACGCGGCCGACGTTTGTCAGCACGCGCGCGAGGTCGGTCTTGGAGATGGTGAGTCTCATGGTGGTGGTCTCCTCTTGTGGTGGTATGGCGGGCCGCTGGTGACGACCCGCCGCGGCGTGGTTACTTGCTCCCCCACGGCCGGCGCGTGCCGCCAGCAGCTGCCGCAGCGGGAGCCGGACGGCCAGCGGCCTGGCGATTGTCGTTGGCCGGCACCTGGGCGCGAGTTACCGGTGCGGCCGGCTGAGGCTGGTTGGCGTCGATCGCCGGTTCGGGAACGTTGCCTTCGTCGGGGAAGTAGTATTTCTTGATCTCGGCGCGCGCCGGGTATTTGCCGTCCTTCGATGGTTTGCCTAGGCCGATCTTGGCCGTGAATGCGCGGAAGTGCAGTTCTTCGCTGTCCTCCACCGAGTCGACGCCGATGGCGCGGCAGAGCGAGGCAAACTGGCGCTGGCCGATTTCCTGCGTCTTGGCGTTGGCGTTTTCCAGGTTGTAGTTGTTGAAGAGCTTCCGGCCCTTCAGGGCTTCCGGCGCGATGACAACGATGGTTGTCTTGAGGATCGTGCCGGAGCCGGTGCTGGTCGGCACGATGTCGGATGCTTCGATTTCAAGCTGGTAGTCGCCATTGGGCAGCTCTTCGTAGTCGCGCTGCTCGGTGTCGTGTTCGGTCGCATTGAACGTATTGCCAAGTCTGGCCATGCTAGTCTCCTTCTGTGGTGGTGTCAGTTGGTGATGGAGTAGTAGCGCCACTCGCCGCTACCGTATGCGGTGTGCGCGCACTCGCGCATCACAGTTTCGAGCCATGCCCAACGGACTTGGCGGCGCGGCGTCCGGACCTGAACCGGGTACCAGGCAAACCAGTGCTCTTGGTGGAACATCAGGCGGCCAACCCGACCGGCGCAGGCATGTATTTCGAAAGCTCTTCCCAGCCCTTGCCCTTCTTGTAGGTGATGGCGGCAGGCGTCGAATATCTTGACTTGGCGAGGAAGCCGGGCCGCTCCTCGAGGTGGATCTGCCGCTCGCCGCTGCCTTCGGCGTGGCCGACTTTCTTGTTGAAGCCGACGTCCTTCTCCTTCAGCGTATGGCGGTAGTTGACGAACCCGACGAACTGCGCCGTTTCCTGCACCAGTGCCGAGGCGCGCTTGTGCAGCTTGATGCCGTATCGCGAATACGGGTCGCTGGTCGGGCTATCGAAGCGCGTGATTTCAGTGTGCGCCAGCAGGATGGTGGCGATGCCGGCATCGCGCAGCGCCTGCAGACCGGTGAGCAGTTCTCGCCATTCGGTATCGGCCTCGACGTAACCTTTTCCGAATCCAGCATCCTCGATGCTGTTCAGGCCAAGCCGGGCGCAAGTGGCGCGCCAGACGAGATTTTCGGCGCCATCGACCGAGTCGAGGATGAAGGTCTTGCGATCATGCTCCGCGGTGAGCAGCCAGCCGATGACGTCAAGGATGTCTTCGAAGCTCTCCGCGCTGCCAGGCGACGGCATATCGACGTCATCCGGCGGCTCTTCGCCCATGGTGGGTAGATAGTACGGATCTGGAAATTCAGAGGCCAGCAGCGTCTTGCCGACGCCGTGCACGCCGTAAATCACGCCGATCGGCGGCTTGTTGTTTTTGGTGCTGTTCAGGCTGCCAAGTGCGATTGCCATTTTCCCTCCTACGAAAAATAGAGAACTGCGGCGACAAAGAGCGCTGCGATGATGGTTGGCCACCAGCTGTGCGGGTCAGTCATCCAGGAGTTGGGCCTAGTCGTCATGGCTGTCGATCGCCTTGATGAGCGCGTCAGCCGCCCAGACGCCTCCGCCCACGAAGGCGATGGCGAAAGCGCCGATGGCCACGGCCGGCGCAAAGACCGAGATCGCAACTGCGGCGCCAGCAACACCTGCCGCGATAGCAGCCCGACGGAGTGTCGGCGCCTTGAAGCGGGTCGGCGTGATCTTGTTGACGGGCCGATCGATTGGCACATAGTCGAGTGGCGTGCCGGTTAGGGGTGGCAAGATGCTGGGCTTGGTGGTTCTTGGTGCGGCCATATCACCACACCCCGAGCCAGATGCCCCATCCGTGCACCACGGCGATTGGAGCGCAGATTGCGCCGGCGATGAGAAATCCCCACTTGCCGGCCATCAAGCACACATAAACATGCGTGAACCAGGCCGGGATTGTGGAAATCACAATCGCGATGAATGGCAGGATACATCCGAGCGGCACGCTGTCGCTCTTCACCTTAAGCTTCATGTCAAATGTCTCCTCTTCGCCGTGCGGTTGGTGGCCGCACGGCTTGCTGTGGTGGCTGGTTTGGTGGTGGTTAGGCGGCGGTTTCGAGCCAGTGCAAGACTGCATCCCTGGCGCCCTTCAGCGTCAGGTCGTTGGCCGCCCGCAGCTCCTTGATGGCCGCAATCTTGTTGCCATTGGCGGCAAGCCGCTGCCATTCGTGCTTGTAGACCGGCGCCGCTTCCTGGCTGGTGGTGGTCAGGACGTAGACACCGAACTGCTGGCCCTTGTGGACGCCGGCGAGACGGTCGGCTTCACGCATGGCGGCTTCTTCGGTGGCGTGGACGTAAGGCCGGGTTGCGGGCTTTGGCTGGCCGTTCTCGATGAGGGCGACGATGGCGGTGGGTGCGGGGGCTGCCGGCGTGACGAGCAGGAGGTCAGACGCAGCCTCAGTGGAGAACCCAGTGCCATATGGGCCGCCAAGATCCACCTGAATGCCGTCATTTCCCCAAACGTTCACGGCAATGACGGTTGCCAGCTGACCTCGCGCAGGTGATCCATAGTCCGCACGGAAACGTACCCGATCACCAACCTTGAACTTTGCCGGCGCTGCATTGTCGTTGCTGGCCGCAACTGCAACGGCGGGCTCGTCGACCCATTCGGCGATGAGGTCCCACAGGGGAGATTCCTTCTCGCTCATGCCGAGATTGGCGGTGCCATCCTTGCGGATATAGACCTTGCCGTATGGGCCACCCGGAACGCGGAACGGGTAGACATCCATATACCCCTCTTCGGTGACAGGCCCGACCTTCCGGCCATCGCGCGTCTTGTAGAACTTGCCGGCTTCGATGGTGAAGGCGGGCAGCGGTTCGAAGCAGTCGATGGTAGCGCGAGTGAAGCTGGGCGTTGCGGCCATCGTTTTGTAGTCGACCGGCGGATCGATATCGAGGAGGTATTCGCCGGTATCGATCAGCTTGCCGCCCCAAGAGCTGATGGTTGCTGTCTTGCCGATCGCGCCTGTCGTCGATCTGCCGTCTTTCACCAGACGCACTCGATCGCCGACCTTCGGCTGCCATTCGGGTGCGGACGGTTTGACGAGCGACAGATTGTATGTCTGATGGGCATATCCCGGCTTGTCTCCTTCAAGAAGGATGCTGCCATCGGGGTCAATTGCGGCGATCACGCCCTCACTACCGACAGGGAAGTTTGCGTGACCGTAGTTTTCACGCCGCACCTTGTCTCCAACCTTAAACTTACCCATCATGCTGCTCCTTCCGTGGTGGTGTCCGGACGCAGCCGGCGCTTCTTGGTGAAATCGACTTGGACGACATTGTCAGGCACAGGCTGTTCAGCAGACTGCGGCGGGGGGATTTCGTCGTCATCGACGACCTGCAATTCCCATTCGTGGAACTGCAGAACATCCAGCGTCGGACTGACGCGGATAATCACGATGCTCCCCATGAACCCGATGACAATGCCGAACACGTTGGTGTTCATCTTGTGCTCGACGACGTCGCCGATCTCGATGCAGTCGCAATCAGGGCAACTCATGCCGCCACCCGCAAATCTGCCACCCGCATCTCGCGCTCGGACGGCGCGACTTCGGCGGTTTCCATGGTCGGGATGCGCCGCAGCGAAACCGGCTGCTCGCCGGAGGTCGTCGAGCAGCCGCCGTTATGCGGCATCATCTTGACGATCTTGTTGTCATTGGCGGCCGGCGGAGGATTGGTGCGCAGCGGCGCGCGCTTGCCGCCGAGGTTGTAGTATGCTGCCATGGGGCTAACCCCAAACTTGTCGGCGATTTCGCGAAAGGCGACGCCGGACGATCTGAGAGATCGCATCTCTTGCAGCATGGAATCGTTGATGATCTTTGGTCTCATTTGGTCTCCTCTTGGTGGTGATAATTGGCCGAGCGCCGTTGGTCGCGGCGATCAAAGTCATTGACAAATTTGTAATCCGCTGAAAGGTAATGTACACAAACCTTTTGCTCAACAGCTTTCTCAGGTGATTTATGGCCTCCTCAAAATCGAGATTTGCTCAGATGCTTATGTACGAACAGACCAAGCAAGGCCTGACCGATCGCGAAGTGGCGGCCAAGTACGACTGGCTTCAGCAGACATTCAGCCGGTGGAAAATGGGCAGCTTGCCGCGGGCGCACATGTTCGCGTCGATCGCGAGCTTCCTGAATATCTCGCCAGACATGGTGCGCGAGCTCGTCGATGAGGCGGCCCAATCGACCGGCAACACCAAGCTGCCGGTGGCATTCAGCGGCGTGAGAACCTACGGCAAGGTGACCGACAGAAAAGACGGCAAGTATGTTTTTGAGGCATTCAACCAGGGCCGCAAGCGGATCCCCGAGGGCCGGTATGCAATCCTCATTGACACGAAAGTTATGGAGCCAGCGCTGCTGGTCGGAACGAAAGCGTGGCTGGATCCTGGCTCCTGGCCGAAGCCGGGCAACGAGGTGATGGTTCACGCCAAGGGAGGCGCGGCATGGATCGGGCGGCTGGTGTCGCTCGCCGGCGATCGCGCCGAGATAGAGCGGCCAGCCGCAGGAGCAATGACGATACGCGATGTTGAGGCTGTGCATGTCATCGTCCTTTCTGAGCGGGTGGCCGGCTGAGACAAGCAAGAAAACGCTTGACAAATTTGTGGATTGTTTGGTAGACAGCCCACGTCACTGTGGTGGTGATATCGAACTCCGGGGTTAACGACCGCAAGTCTCCTCCCCCGAGATAGTAGGAACCAATTCCCCGAGCTGCTAAGCGGGTGGTGCCGGCCTTCGGGTCAGCTCGGTGGAACTTGGTCTTAGGAACAACAAAAGCGCCTGCAGGCGATAGCCAGCGGCGCTATTTTTATATCGGGTTATCGTTGATGTCGTTTCTCATAACCCCTCCTCGAATTGGTGTTCCTATAAAAAGGAAAGGCCGCCCTCATGGCGGCCTCTTCTTCTCGGAGGTGCGCGCCCCTTGGGCGCTAACACTCTTCTGACGGTGGTTTCTTTCTTGGTTTGCCGCATGTTGCACTCCTGAAATGGCGGTATCTGGAAATGATGCCCGGATAAAATTTGAGGCTGACGCCCCGTTGAAAACTTGCCCTGTTTAAACTCTTCTGTCGTCGAGCAATGCCAGCATCGGAGACCTCCTATCTGACCCGTTCGGCGCCCTGTTTGCGGATTAATTGCTATAGGTTATCGGTTTATAGGTCAACAGGATTATATTGCCTTTGGACACATAAACTGATAAGTAATTGAAAAAATAAGGGATAAATTTTATGAGCAAGCTCTCAGAACGCCTCACTTCACGGGCGGCCGAACTTAATATCTCGCAAACGGACCTGGCGTCTCGCGTTGATATGTCCCAGCCGAGTATTAGTGATTTGTTCGCCGGCCTCACTGCGTCGCCGCGGAAGTGGCGCGAAATCGCGAAAGTGCTGCAGATCGACGAAGCAGAGATGCTCGAGCTGATCCGTGATGCGGTCAGCGAGGCCGGCAAGACGCAGCGCGTTCCTCGGTCAATCTCGTCTTCTGGTGTGCGATCTTTCCTTGAGGACCACGAGCCAAACGCGATCCTAGACCCAGCCCCAATTTCAGGCTCTTCCGGGCGCCCAGGCCGCATGCTTCCGGTCCTCGGCGAAGCGGTGGGCGGCGATGACGGGCAGTATACATTCAATGGCCAGGTGCTAGATTATGTTGCCTGCCCGCCCTCTCTCGCCAACGTGCCGAACGCCTACGCTGTCTGGATTGATGGCGAGTCGATGTATCCGCGATATAAGTCTGGCGAGCTTGTCTATGTCCATCCCGGCAAACCTGCGCGCCGCGGCGATGACGTCATTGTGCAGGTTAAGCCTCGCCACGAGGATATGCCGCCTCGCGGCTTTGTGAAGGAGCTCGTAGGCTTCATTGGCGATAAGCTGGTGCTCAAGCAATATAACCCCGACATGCGAATCGAATTCCCCCGCAGCGACGTTATAAGCATCCACCCTATAACTTTTTCTGGAAAATATTGATTTATAGGTTGACCATCGCTTCCTATAATCCTATACATCTCCTCACAGCCGCACCATGGCTGGCACCACTGGCCGACGGCCAAAGAGGAGACGACAATGTTGGACAGAAGATTACTGCAGATCGATGACGACTACGCGCCCGCCGCGGTAGCTTGCGGAAGCGCAGAACCTTTCCGCAAGCCTGACCACAAAGCCAAACGCCATCCAAAGCCGCGCAACGTCGATTGCCGCGGTCGTTTTGCGTTGCGCCACAAGAAGCCCGGCCGCGTGCTGGCCGAGATCGGCGGTGACGAATGAGAAGCCTGTTGCTGACGTTCTCATCCTGCCTCCGGCACGCCTTCTTTGAAGGCGCTGGATACGGAGATCTCGAAAGGATTTCCGAAGAAGACCAGAAGCGATGGGTAAAATATGACCCGTCTGAGTTGGCGCCATTCAAGAGAATGCAGGCGGCGATCGATGCGCATGATGAACTGCTTGCCGGTCTACGCGCCATCATTGATCGCGCCGACAACGGCGAACTCGGCACGAGCAAGGTGCAGGACATGCGCCGCATCGCCGCCGCCCTCCTTGCGAAGCATGGAGGCGCAGCATGACCCAGGCCCTCAACGAGCCGGTGCTCGCCGACGACTACCCGATCTATGCCGATTACGTCTATGTCGTCGACGGCGAGGTTACCCTCAGCGATTATCACGGGATAACCGCTCGGGAGTTCAAGATGCGCCTGGGCGCGACGGAAGTGCGCCGCTGTGATCTCGCCGGCCGCGGTCTGCTGCAGGAGTGCGCAGCATGACCATCCGCGATTTCATCAAAGACCTGATCGGCGCCGCCTCGGCTGGATCGTTCGTTTGGGCCGTATGCATCTGGCTGCCGTACGTCGCGCAGCATCACTAATTGCCCGTCGGGCAATAGGGCGCGGCCGGTGATGATGGCTGCAACTTTCGTTTCCGTGCCGCGCCCTCACCAATTCACCACCACCAACGAGGAGACCAATATGACCGACACCAGAAGACCGAAACCCGCAAACACCAACCTCCAGCCGGCCGCCGCGCCATACACCGGCACGCAGACAGAAGTTGTCGATGACTTGCGCGCCGGCATGGTCCCGAGCTCGCGCCTGCTTGCCGTCGCGCGCTGGCATGATGCGAGGCATCCTGCCCGCCACAGGACCATTGCCGTGCGGCTGCGGGCAGTCGCAGGCGAGCAGGATGCGGGAGAGGCGGCATAGATGGCGCCCACAGCCGCAAACGACAACTCACCCCGCCTCATGGGAAGAAAGGATGCCGCAACTTACTGCGGCATCGCCGAATCGACGTTCTCGCTTTGGGTCGCCACCCACAAGATGCCGCCATGCATCCCGGGCACTCGCAAATGGGACAAGAGAGCGATCGACGCGAAGCTTGACGAGATCAGCGGTCTCGGCGTGAATGACAACGAAGATCCCTACGAAAAGTGGATGCGAGAAAATGCGGGTTAAGCTCAAGGGGCTCGCCAGGGTCAAGAAGACGTTGGCCGACGGCAAGACGATCTATTATTGCTACGCCTGGCGCGGCGGGCCGCTCTTGAAGCATAAGGATGGTTCGCCGATCCAGCCTGGCGATCCCTTGCTGCACCGAGCATTTGCCGATGCCACGAAGGAAAGGCACGCCGATCCGAGCGAGACGATGGCCGCGCTCATCACCGAGTATCGCGCATCGTCCGATTTCCTCGACAAGAGCGACAAGACGCGCCGCGAGTATGACCGCTACCTCGACATGATCAGGGAGAAGTTTGGCAAGCTGCCGTTTTTCATGATCCAGGATCCGCGGCACCGCGGCGAGTTCAAGAAGTGGCGCGACACCATGGCTGACCGGCCGCGTACCGCCGACTATGCCTGGACCACCCTCGCCCGCGTTCTTTCCTTCGCAAAGGACCGCGGCCGCATCGCCGTGAACATCTGCGAGCGCGGCGGTCGTCTTTACTCCGCCGACAGGACGGAAAACATCTGGACGGATGAACTGCTGGTGAAGCTGTTCGCCGTCGCAAGCGCTGAAGTTAGCGCGGCCGCCATGATGGCGCTGTGGACCGGCCAGCGGAAAGGTGACCTGCTCACCGCGCCGTGGAGCGACTATGACGGCAAGTCGATCAAGGTGAAGCAGGGCAAGACCGGCGCGCGCGTCAAAATCCCTGCCGGCAAGCCGCTGAAGGAAATGCTGGACGGCATGACAAAGCGCTCGCCGCTGATCCTCACCAACTCACGTCGCAAGGCATGGACGTCTGACGGCTTCGACACGTCATGGCAGAAGACGATGAAGAAGGCCGGGATCGAGGGACTGACATTCCACGACCTACGCGGCACGGCCGTCACGCGGCTGGCGCTGGCCGGCTGCAACAACAGCCAGATTGCATCGATCACCGGTCACTCGCTGCGCGACGTCGACGCCATCCTGGACGCGCACTACCTCGGCGGCAAGGCTGAACTGGCCGAGCAGGCAATCGCAAAGCTCGAGGCGTTTCAGGAATCAAAGAAGTAG